TTACAGCCTGCTTCCTTCAGGGGAGTTCCTTTCTTCGTTCAATCTCACACTCTCAGCGGAGGAAGAAGAATAAAAGACACTGAGAGGTTCCAGCAAAGAACGCTTACAGTAGATAATGGACCTGAGCTCCCCACTTTTGACGTGGTGGGATATGTCATTCAGAACATTGACAATGGCTGGGACTATTTCAATAACCGAGACAAACTTATTGATGCACTCCAGAACAATATTGACAAAAATAAATTCAATGTTGGGACCATGGTGCATCCTTATTATGGCAAGTACAAGGTACATCCAAAGAAGTACAAGGTTTCAGAGACTTTCCAGGAAGGAGGAATAGCCCGGTTTGATATTACTTTTGTTCTGGAAGAGGATGAACTTTTTCCTGGAAAGATCACGGCTCCTGCCCCTATTATGGATGCTGCTTTTCTTGAATCAAGTGATATATCCATTGACTCTTTCATTTCAAAATTTGACACCTATGCCTCATTTGTGGAGGAGCTTGGAAGCACTCTCGTGGATGCTATGATGAAAGTTCAGCAGGCAGTCAGCTCAATTAACAACGCTGTCCGGGCTACTATCGCTACAGCCATCGGGGTGGTCTCCAATTCAATTCTGATGATTGAGACTCTTCTGGACTCCCCTGCAGACCTGTACAACACCCTCAAAGAGGGCTGTGAATCCTTCAAATATGTATGTGGTATGGGAGGGACCACAGTTCAGGGAGGGACCATTGGATCCTACTCCGGAAGAACTTATGGGGATTCCATAGTTCTTGATGGAGAATCAATCCCTCAATCCATAGGACAGTCAGTTATGACCCAGATTATTACTTCTCAGGAATTTACAGAGGAAACCTTTGGAGTAATAGCAAGCACTCAATCCAAAAACAGGACCATAGCAATTAATGCCTTAAAGTTCATGCTTCTTTCTTTTGCATGCAAGGTCATGGTCAGAATTGAATTTGAAAGCAAGCAACAGCTACTTATTTATCTTGATAAGCTTCTCAAGGCTTTTGATGATCTTCTTTTCAGGCTGGGGGATGAAATAGAACTTGATTTCACTGAGCTTTTTGTGGCTGTGGAAAAGCTCAGAGCTCAGGTGGCTTTCTTAATGTACCAGAAACTGGAAACGCTTGATTCTGATATAGTCTACACTTCAGGTAATGAAGGGGGGAATACTTTGGAGCTTGCCTACAATCTATATAAAGATGTGGATAGAGCTGAAGAGATTTTCTACCGGAATATTTTAACTATTCGCCATCCGGGATTTATTCCTGGCAATACTGATTTATCGGTTCTTGAAAAATGACCCAGAAAGTAGTCACCAAATTCGGACTCAAAGTCAATGGTACAGAATTCTCTTCTTGGAATAGAATGAGAATAGACACCAGCATGAATGCTTTGTGTGGGTCTTTTGTTTTCTCTGATATGGATTTTAGCAGAGGCAATTTTGAGTCGTGGAAAATAAAAAAGACCGATCTGGTTACTGCTTTTGTTGAAGATCAGACTCTTTGTACCGGATACCTTGATGACATTCCGGTAGAATACGGCGCAAGAAATTCTTCCATCTCTTTTATCGGAAGAGATAAAACAATGGATCTTGTTGATTGCTGTTATGTGGAAAGCAATAATTCTTTCAAAAAACAGTCAAGGCTCAATATAATCAGACGCTTGATTCTTCCGTATGGTACAGATATAGTCATTGATCCCTCTGCTTCTTCTGAAGCTTCTGTCATCCTTGACAACTACAAGGTTAATGAAGGAGAGACTGTAGGGGAAATGATTTCGGAAATATGTAGAGATGCAGGGATCCTCCCTATGACTTTCGGAGATGGAAAACTGACTCTTACCAAAGCCACTACTACCAAATCAAGCAAAGATCCTCTTGAGTTTGATCAGAATGCTGTTTATGGAAAGCTCATTCAGGATGACAGAAACCGTTTCAGTAAATATATTACGAAAGGATACGGCATAGGAGGGGATAATAAAAGGCTTGAAGATTTTATCAATCCTGTCGGGGTGTTTGAAGATCCAATCATCAAAAGATATCGTCCAAAGATGCTGTTTGCAGAGACCAAAACTGACAGTGGTAAATGCAGAGATCGATCAAAATGGGAAGCGAGAGTCAGAGCTGGGTTCTCCAGGGGAATAATCTATTTTGTCCCAGGATGGCTTCAGAGTGATGGAAGTATATGGAGAATAAACACCTTGGCTACTGTTTATGATAATTTCCTGGGAATAAAAGCCCAGCAGTTTCTCATTTCTGAAGCATCGTATATATATGATGAGGAAGGTGTTTATAGTCCTCTTACAGGAGCTTTTTGCATACTGAAGCTTGTTGACAAAGATACTTATTCCGGATCTGCCGGGGATATATCAATACAAACTGTTTTTGATGGAGATTAAAATGAGTCCTTTTGAGACTTTAAAAAACAAAATTTCGATGATGATAGGAAGAGCCATAGTTAATACTATCAATAACTCAAAACTGACCGCCACAATCCAGGTCACTGCTTTAAATGGGGATATCATTCCAGACGTCGAGTATCTTTCTCCTTATGGCTTTGAAGGAATGCCATCAAAAAGCCAGACGGTGATAGTAAGCATAAACGGAAACAAAGATCAGGCGCTTGCAATAGTCCTCCATGACAGAGACAGCAGACCAAAAGATCTCAGCCTTGATGAGACAAAGCTTTACAGCAAGTTTGGAGGATTTGTTAAGTGCAATAAGAACGGAGAAGTAGAGATCATGGGCAATGCAGATTACGCTGTAGCCTTCACTGATCTGAAGACTGCCTTTGATAGTCTCAAGGCCACTGTTGATGATCATATTACCAAGTACAATCTTCATAAGCATGGAGGAGTCTCCACTGGTGGAGGATCTACTGCAATTCCAGATACTATTGCGGTTGTCTCTACTGCTGATATGAGTGGAGCTAAAGTAGACAAAGTGAGGCTGCCATGAAAGACTGCAAAATATTATGGGACAACTCTACCGGTGTTGGAGATATAGGAATCTCCAACTCTGATCTTCAAATTGAAGAAGGACTTGAAACAGCTGTTTTCATGTCTCTGTACACAGATCAACGTGCAGCAGAAGATGAGAATACCAATTTTCCTCTTGATAAAAGAGGATGGTGGGGGGATATGCTGGAATCCAATGGGGATCAAGTTGGAAGTAAACTGTGGCTGTATGAAAGAGAGAAGCTCACCACGAAAGTTATTGCCCAGATTAAAGATGCCATGTACGATTGTCTGCAGTGGATGATTGATGATGGAATAGTTGCTCGAATAGATATAGCTCTTGAAAAGCAGGAAAACAACAAACTGTTCACTGAAATAAAATTATTCAGACAGGATGATAGCAGAACAACTGTAAAGTTTGATGATCTGTGGAATGCTCAAGGAGGACAATAAAATGCCATTTACAATACCCTCACTGACTGAGCTTGATGAAAGGATCCAGTCAGATTTCAAAAGCAGAATAGATGGAGCAAAATCTCTTCTACGTAGATCGGTCCTCAAGATCCAGGCCCGGGCGTATGCGGGGGCTTGCCGTCTTCTGTATGGCTATTTGAAATACGAAAAAGACCAGATATTTATAAGCACTGCAGATACTGACAGTCTTGATATCCATGGAAATGAATATGGGGTCCCAAGAAAGGATGCAGCCAAGTCTGTTGGTCTTGGAACTGCCACAGGTACATCTGGATCCCCCATCGCCAAAGGAAGTGAGATAGTCAACGATGCCGGACTATCGTATTTCACAGATGATTCCTATACCATAGGCCTTGATGGAACTGTGCAGATTGCCTTTACCGCAGAAGAAGCAGGAGAGAAATACAATGATGATTCCGGAATTAGTCTATACTTCGTTTCTCCTCCTTCAGGTGTGGACAGTGAAATAATTGTGGGCATCAATGGGATTGAAAGTGGTCTTGATGAGGAGTCAGATGACGACTACCGTCCCAGAGTATTAACCAGAAAAAGAAGGGCTCCTCACGGGGGGGCAGACTTCGATTATGAAAACTGGGCTCTGGAGGTGTCGGGAGTCACAAGAGCTTGGGCCATTGCCGGATATTATGGAGACGGCACGGTTGGTCTTGCTTTTGTCAGAGATAATGATTCTTCCATCATTCCTTCAGCTTCAGAGAAGGAAAAAGTCAGGCAGTATATAATAAACCACAATGATCTTACCACAGGTCTTGAGGTGGGGATTCCTGTAGGGGCTCTCCCTGGGCTTATCATGGTGGATCTTTCAGAATACACCATTCCATTTTCTTTCAAAATAATCCCAAACACCCAGGATGCTATTGCGGAGGTCAGGACAAAGCTTTCTGATCTTCTGAAAGCCAAAGGAGGACCGGGCAAGACAATATACTTGTCAGATATTGATGTAGCGATATCTTCAGCTCCCACTGAAACCGCTCACCGGTTGATATACCCTACAGAGGACATCGGAATCCCGGTTAATAGGGTCCCGGTCCTTGGGGAAGTCACAGGACAGGACTATACATAATGGCAAGAACGGCACTTCAATACAAACAGCTGCTGAAATCCCTCTTTCCGAAAGGAAGAGCTTGGAATAAAGAGGAGGGATCCAATCTTGATCAATACTGTTACGCTCTTGGGGAGGAATTCTCCAGGCTTGAAGCAAGGCAGGAAGATCTTAACCGAGAGGTGCACGTCAATTTGGCGGTTGAGCTTCTTGATGAGCATGAGGAGGATTTTGCAATCCCTACTGATTCGTCTCTTTCCGTTGAAGATAGACAATCCGCTCTTCGCACAAAGCTTCTTTCTGTAGGAGGAATGTCCCCGGAGTATTATCTGGATCTGCTTTATGAAGCTGGATATGATTGTCTGCTTGAGGAATACACCCCTGCATGGGTGGGGAAGGTTGCTGTTGGGGATCCTGTTGGGGGGCAAAAAATAATTTTTTGCTTTACTATTTACCTGAGAATAGGTATTGATAGAGGAGAAGTTGATCTTGGATTTGATCGGGCTTTTAGTAGAATAGAACCAAATGATATAAGTATTTATCAGAATTACAAAAGGGATATTCAGAAGATCATAGAACTCATCAGAGATATTAAACCATCTCACATGCATGACTTCTATAATTTTTATGAACCTGCATTCAGCAGAGCATTTGATTTTTCCTTTGATTCTATTCCCACAAATGACGATTCTGTTCCAATAGTTCAGTTTGGATCCGGATTTGCTTCTTCTTTTCCAAGTCCTCATGGCTATGATGGATCGTATCTGATAGGATCATTTTCAAACGCTTTTGATTTAGCTTTAGATGCTCATTATGGTGGAGAATTTGAGAACTCTGCCTTTGACAATAATTTTATGAAACAATCATAAGGAGGTTTTATGGCAGATACACAAAGAACAAGAGCGGCTCTGCTTGCTCTCTTCGCGGATAATGTCACAGGACAGATCAGTGCCCAGGACTTGAGGGATTTCACAGTCACGGTAATGGAATCCGAATTTTCCAATCCTGGGGACTTCTGGAAGCAACCGTCCGTGAAAGCTATCACCACGGACAAAACTGGTAAAGGCTGGATTGATTACAGTCAGATCGTAGGGAGTGACTGCTCCTTTGGAAATGTCCTCTATCTGGCAGCGTCAGGAGTTTGGAAAAAAGCAAATGTGGCTACCTCAGGGACCACCGGAATTGTGGGACTTGCTCTGAACAGCTACGTGGCTGGAGACAGCACTGCCCAGATTCTCCGTAAGGGAGTGATCTATGATTCCAGCTTCTCAGCGGTTTTTAGTGGCTATATCGGAAAGCCGGTGTACCTGGCTTCTGGGGTTGCGGGATCCATCACAGTGGTGAAGCCTACAAACTCTGTACTGGTCATAGGCTGGGTAGAGCCCAGTGATGGCGGAGAAGTCGCTATTGGAAAATATCGCTTTGATCCGCAGTGGGCGATAGTGGGAGTCTGATATGCAAAGAGCTTCTGGAGCTCACAATGCTGGTGGCCTTTATACAGAAGGGCCACCAGCTACTGCAATCACTGCTGATGCCATGAACAGCATACAGGAAGAGATCTGCAAGGTCATAGAAGATAGTGGGCAGAATATAAGAGACAAAAGTAATGATACCAGAGATCAGCTTTCTCTTGCCATAGCTGCTCTGGTCATGAAAGATTTAGCATCTCTTGGGTATCATTCTTTACTCCCAGGATCTTCATTGATTCAAGAACTTACTTACAGAGAAATGTCATCCCTCTTCCCCTGGTGGTGCATGAATCAGCCGGATACAACTATTCTTAATGCGGTTGCCCCGGATCTTGCTTCCGCTATGCGAAATTATAAACTACGGATGAAGCCGTGGAGCGATGACATCAGTACGTGGGACGTCACTGATCATGTTGAAACCGGAAGCTCCGCTACTCTGACTTTCAAAAAAAATGCCAACCTCAGTGGAACAGTGACGGCTTCAGATTCTGCCACGCTGACTTTCAGCGCGTCGCAGTCGTTCACCGCAGGCGACATCCTGATCCTTTCAACTGGAGCCATAGTCCGCATTATCAGCGGAGCGACTACTTCATGGGGGATAGATCAGAAAGTCACGATCGCCGCCGGAACGGCCCGAATCGCCACTATGGAAGAACTGATGATCCGGGCACTGTACTACGCTCAGGAAAAACACGGGAGCTACACAGACTGGTTCTGTCTCACGCTCACTTCTGCCATCGGGAATATCCCTGCCGGAGATTATGCGATATCGGGCTTAAGCGTATCATCCAATACAATCACGATTATTACAACTGCCACAGCGGGAAGCGGATACGGGACATGGGATGATCAGGTTGAAATATATCCCTTCCGCATACCGTCAAGCGCGGATGCCCGCCACTACTCATGGGCCGGTCACTCCATGGTGGCGGCTGGCGGTGATGAGCATACGCTTGTGGCCGGACTCATGCGGCTGGATTATATGCAGAGTCATTGGCACATGGTGTATGGCAATCAAACCCTCAGCGGGGGATCTCGAATAAATACCTCCACGTCGCTTATAGTCGCCTCTCCGTCCAACTCTGTGCGCTGGGTTGGCGATGCTACAACGGCCATAACGGATGGCATTAGCGGTGTTCCCCGCACTGACAAACGCACTCACGGCTCTGATGTTGGCGTCTATACATACATCTATGCTGGTACAGTAAATTAAGGAGGACTCAAATGCACAGAACAGAAGGAGCAAATAATCTAAACAATCTTTATACAGATGGTCCTCCAGCGACAGTCATCACCCCTGAGGCGATGAATAGCATTCAGGAGGAACTTGCTTTTATCATCGAATCAGCAGGACTGAAGCTACTATCAGCAAGTAATGATACCAAGACCCAGGTCCTGGAGGCTCTGAAGACGATTTTTAAAATAGGAAATCCTGTCCAGACTATAACAGCCTCCTCAGCGAACCTTCAGGTCAATACAGAATACCTGATAAATTATACTGGAGGAGTTTGTACTCTGCAACTCCCCCAATATTTTGCTGTAGGGGACTGGATCAAGATCAGAGATGCTGGAGGATATGGTTTCAAAATTCAACAGGCTTCCTCTGGCAATATCATACTTCCCAATGGAAGCAGAACTCCTGCGGGTTCTATCTACTTTGTCCAGTCAAAAAGCAAATTTGCGTCTCTTGAGCTTGAAGGAGTTATTGCTAATTCAAGATGGAAGATCGTCTCTGTAATGGATCCAGGATTGAGGATGAAAGGATATTATCTTGGAGGGAACTATTCAGCCTCTGCCACTCTTGCATTTGACTTTCAATGGCAATCCACATATAAAGTGGCAAGCACCTTTGCCCCAGGTCTTTTATCATCCAAGGGGGCTTCTTCTCATATCAAGGGATATTCTTTTGGAGGCTATAGTGGCGGGGTAAGGACCGATATAGGAGCTCTTTCATTTTCTACAGAAGCCATAGCAACTCTTGTAGCAGCCTTGCCTCTTGGAAGAGCTTATGTTGGGGTTGTCCAGACAGAGAACATTGCTTTTTCTGCTGGAGGGAACACCAGTGGACTTTCTATGGTGAATAATATTGAAAAGTTTGATTTTTTTACAGAGTCTTGTTCTGCTTCAGGGAGCACCCTTACAACTGCCAGAGATGCAACTGTGTCCATCAAATCAGAGACCGCAGGGTATATAGGTGGGGGACTTAATGGAAGCGGGGTCACAATTTCATCAACAGAAAAAATAACATTTATTACAGAAGCTTGGTCTGTCTTGGGAACCACTTTGCCAACAGCAAGGGCTCAAGTTGGGAGCTTCAATGCAAAAGACTGTGGATATGCTATGGGAGGAAAGGTTGGGGTTGTGTTTGTGACTACCATTGATAGATTTACATTTCTTACTGAATTAGCTGCCACGATATCTTCCACTCTTGATACTGCGAAGACTGATCCGGCTGCTGTTGAGGACTCCTCCAAGGGATACTTCTTGGGAGGATATACTGGCTCGGCTGGAGTTACAGTCATAGAAGATATGGACTTTCTTACTGAATCATCCTCAGTGATATCAGCTGCTCTGACTAATCTTTCTTATCAAGGATCTGGAGTTCAAGGTTATGCTGGAGTATAAAGAAAAAGAAAGGAGAGGCGTTATGCCTCTCCTTTTTCTATGAATGGTATTGGCAATTTAGGTTCTTGGTACTTAATTTGAATGGTATCCCCCACCTGTTCAACAGTTATTCCGAGTTGAGAAATAGCTGTCATCGTCCCAGGATCAATCGTTCCCCTTGCGGAGATTTCAATTTGAGCTTGCCTTCCTAACTTCTGCCTCCAGTAATCGAATTCTTTCTCCTCAAATTTAATCCGGGAAAAATTCTCAGGAAGATCTTTTTTTATCAGCTCCGCTGCTGCTTCATAGGTTCTGATCTCTATCAGACAGTCTTCAATGAGTTTCATTTCCTGACTGAGTTGCCATTCAGCTTCCTCCAGATTGATCATGAGTCTTTTCTTCTCAAAAATATCGGGCTGTCCTTGAAGCTGCAGCTCTATTTCTTCTACGTCCACTTCCTTTCTTTTCCTTCTAAACTCACATTCCTTTAGAGTCTTTAGTTTCATATCAAGCTGAAGAAGGGTTTTTCTGTAGGATCTTTCAGCTGTTTCTTCTTCACAAATGAATTTCAGGATCTGAAATTGACTGTTTCCAAAAGGGACTTTTCTTAATTCTTCTTCAAAGTTTTCCATGACTGTCTCACAATTGTATTTTGACTTTGGCACATTTATTGGAATCAAGACATAAATTCCCATAGGTTAGGCTGGAGTCCTTATATTCAAGAATGCAATAACTCTTAACTACCTTTTTATTATCTGCTATAATATAAAACCACATATTATGATCACAGTTAATTTTGGTGGCGGTTATGTCAAACCTGGGATTGTACTTTTCCACCTTGTATGATGGACTGTACCAAGACTGGCCCGGATCAAGCTGAACATCCTCTTCTACGAAGGTGATTTCATCTTCCATGTTTAGATACCTGACATGGACCTCCGCGGGATCATTTGAGACATTGCATATCTGATACTTGGTTTCTACGGAATTGAAATACTCACACCCCGTCGTAAACACTGCAAGCACCAGAAATATGATGAAGGCAATCATCAGAAACCCCATGAGACAAATGTCCAAATTCTTTTTCATAAACACTCCTCCAGTTCTTTTAATTTTGTTTTTGCAAGATCATCAATGGGAAATTTCTGCAAGTAGATCTTATAAGCTTCCACTGCTTTTTTGATATTCCCCATTCTTGAAAACAACTCACCAAGATTCCTCCAGAAATACTGGTAGTCTTCATTATTTATGAGAAACACACTCATCTCATAAGCTCCGCGTTGAACGTCATCTTCAATTAGCACCAGATTTCTTTCAAATTCAAATCTTTTGTTTTCAGGGAATTTTTTGACCAGCTTATCATAAGCTTCAAGAGACTGCTTTGATTCTCCTGAATAATGAAGCCCTGTAGCCAATCCCCACAGAGCATCAGGTCTGTCCGGGAATATAGTGATGGCTTCTTTCAGAAGGTCAAGAGCTTTTTTGAAATCTTTTTGCTCCCGTCCTTCACTCTGGGCCATGAATACAAGCTCCCGGTATTCAATTTCTTTTTCTCTTAAAGCCATTTCTTCTTGGGCCGTACTGATACTGAGAATTTTCAAATACAAGCATTGATCAAAGATCTCTGCTGTTTGTTCTCTGATGGAAGGATCCCCTGCTTTACTTTCTATTATAGCCAGGCAATCCAGATAAGGTCTTGCCCAGTTTCCCTTGTCCAGATAGGTCTGAGCATCCTTTATTGAAGGCTGGTAATCAGTCTTTTCATAGAAGACCTCCCAGTTACCAGTCTCTTTAAACTCCTTGAAAACATCCATTGTCTTTTTGTAGCAGATGAGTAGCTCTTCTGCGGCGGTCTTTGCTGACATCAGGATTAGTTCATTTCTTCTGAGTCTTGTATGCATGTCTTTTCTGTTACTGAGGATATGTTCCTTCTTGCCATTGACCTTCAGCTCTTTAGATTGGATCTGTCTGGAAGCCCCGTATATGTAAAGCTTGATCAGGGAATTTTTATCACAGAGCGCATTGGCTTTGTTGGATAATTCTTCATTTTCTTTGAGCAGTTTCTCCACTTCCGCTCTTTGTTTTTTGGCAGAGAGGTGAGAAAGCTTTCTGTTGGTTTCAAGAGCTTTAATACAGGTATCAATAATTTCCTGAAGTAGATCAATTTCTTCTCCTCCTATCCTCTCAGCTTTATTTATATCTTCCACCCAGTCTTTTCTGAGGCTGGAACACAAAGCTTTGACTTCTGTTTTGTCTATCTCTTGATTTTTAAGAGCTCGGTAATCTCTGAGAGCCTTGACTAAAGCCATCTGTCTTGCTTCCGGGATCCTTGCTCCTCCTTCCGTGGCATTTATTACAGTTACCCCTTGGGCTTTTGCTCTCTTTATTATGCTTTCAAAAGCAGTGATGAAAGAAGCAAGACCGATATTAGTCAATACCGGTTCCCCCATATATCCAGGGACGGTTATGGCAGGTCCCATCGAATGTTCCATTAGATTGAGAGTGGGACTTCTGGGGTCCTTCACTCTCCATTTGATCTCATCCTTTTCCACAACCACCTCTCCTGAGGAGTCAGCATTTGGATTGTGGGAAAGCCCATCAGACAAAGCCAAATCAGAACCCACCATTATGATTGGATTGCATCCCAGATGCAGAGCAAAGCTCATAGTGAAATGGGCCACTGATCCTCCTTGCTCTAAAGCTCCCCTGTCAGAGAGAATACCTGCAAGAGTGTCTTCAAACCCTGGATTGATCGTGGCTGATATTATCTTTGGTCCCTGCCATTGCTTCAGAAGAGGGGCATATGTTCTGTTCAGAGCTACCAGGGGAACCCCACAGTCCATAAGCCCTGTATAATGAGTCATGTTGACCTCCCCAAAGTCAACAGTACAGATAAAGTCAGGCTCTATGCCATAAGCAAGCAGAATACGGAGAGCCTGACCCACTGCTATGATGATAACACGATCAGTCATGTCTTGAAGTTGATGGATATTCTTCTGCAATGAAGGACCGGTACATACCATCACAGCTGGCTTTCCTTTGTAGATGTCTTTGAACTCGTCAATCCCCCGATGACGAATGACATAAGGTAGATTTTCAATGTCATTCTTGGCTATCTGCCCTCCTGCCATGGCCACAGTCCCAGAATTACATTTCAGATGATTGATATGTTCCTGGGTCTTCTGAATTGGGACTCCATAGACCGATGGCTTTAACATGGCATACTTTTCAATGAACATGATCCAGTCATTTATAAAGAAGCTACCTTCCAGCTGGGTGAGAAGAGACAAAAGCTCATCTGGTTTACTCTGAGACACTATCATCAGAGATCCATCTGACAGATATTTACTGACGTCATAATTCTCAAGAGCAAATTTCAGGATGGTCGTCTCTGGTTCAAAGACCACCACAGAATGCTCTTTCTTTTTTCTTCTGCAGACCATACTCATCAGCTGTCCTGTACCTGCTCCAAATATGATCGTGGCTTCGTCTTTATGAAAAGGATATTTTGGGACGTCGTTTTCCGGCTTTCCATCTATGAATTCCCGGACAATCTGCCCCCCATCCGCATGCGCAAGGAAACCATCTTGTTCTATGGAAACCCAAGAGGAATCAAGCTTGGCGTCTTTTAGTATCTCTGCCAGAAAGGAGTGGTTGTCTTTCATGGCTGAGAGATTCCTTGAGAATATTTTATTCATTGGCAAGCTCCTCTGTCAGTTCAGAAATTTTTATATCGTTGGATCTTATCTTCTTGAGTAGTCTTTTTGCTTCTACAGGAGCATGCTTGACTGCAAGTTTTAAGATTCCCATCCAGAGAGTATTGTTCTTCTCCCTGATCTTTTGGATCTCTCCGATTATTTCGTAATCATTCATTTCCTTTCCACTCCTGTTTTAATATAGCATACTCAAATATATCGACATACTTTCCATTTAGAAACTGAGCTTCTTTGAAAGCAGCTTCAAACATCATACCGTTCTTTTCTGCGTTCCTCTGCATTCCGATATTGGTGGCGGCAGTTCCTGTCCAGACTCGATGCATGTTGAGTTTACAGAAAGCATGCTCAATGAGCTTCCCCAGGACCACTGTACCAAGTCCCATTCCATGATAGGATGTTTCTCCTATGGTAATTGCATACTCTGCAGAGCGGTTGATCCAGTTTATTGATTGAAGAGAGGCATTCCCCACATGGATTTTTTTAACTGCTTCACCATAACCAACATAGGACTGTTCAACGGCTACTATGGCGAAGACGATTTTTTCTGTCCCTTCATTCAGAGAATCAAGAAAGGCTTCTTTCTTTTTTTCTGTGTAGGGGAAAAGTCCATGACTGTTGTTCTTGGTGACTTCAGGATCATTAAACCATTCAAGGTACCTGGACGACACTGAAGGGTCATTCAAGAATTCTTTTGTGAAAGGCATAAGCTGAAATCTGGTCTTTTTAACTTCAAATTCATAAAACGCTGATGTTATCATTCTTCCTTCTCTACTCCAGCCCAGGGTTCAAACTCTCCTGTGGAGATATAATTTGATATTGACTCACTGTCTGAATAAGTCCAAGAGTTATTGTCACTTGAATACTTCCAACGATTTTCTGATACTGATACTGATACAGGATCCTTCCTTATCACAAAATGCCATGGAAAGGCCTCAGTAAATTCTGACTCTTCATAGGTAATCAAGATCTCATGAAGTTTCTCCCCTGGACGAATTCCTGTAACTTTGATTTTGGCTTCAGGAGCCAGTGCTTTTATCAAGTTCACTATTCTGATGGAGGGCATTTTAGAAATGAATATTTCCCCTCCTTCCATTTTGGTGAGATGGTCAATGATAAAATCTGCCACTTTTGGTAGATGAATAAAGAATCTGGACATGGCCTCATGAGTCAAAGTCACTTCTCCTGTTTTTGCCTGCTCCAGAATCAACGGGATTATAGATCCTCTACTTGCTATGACATTGCCATAGCGACAGCAGCTGAAAAGAGTTCTTCCAGGACTGTAGACATTAGCCTGCATGAAGAGTTTTTCCGCTACGGTCTTTGTGGCCCCGTAAAGATTGACCGGATATACTGCTTTGTCAGTGCTGATATGCATGACCTTGTGGACCTTGTTATCTATGGCAGCATCAATGATATTGATTGCCCCATCAATATTGGTCTTGATAGCTTCTATTGGGTTGTACTCACATGCCGGAACCTGTTTCATAGCCGCGGCATTTATGACTATATTAACTCCATTCATAGCCCTTGAAAGGCGGTTCTTGTCCCGGACATCCCCGATAAGAAAAGATACCGGAGCTCCTGGGAAATCTTTTTCAATGATCTGTTTGAGCTCCCACTGCTTGAACTCGTCTCTTGAGTAGATACGAATGCCAACCGGATTCCAATCGGTTAAAAGCTGGGAGATTAAGGTCTTCCCAAGACTACCGGTTCCTCCTGTTATAAGAATTTCAGCTCTTTTTATTTCTGAGTTTATCATTTCCTCAACTCCTTGTATGGTCTCATTCCATCTTCCGGATCAGACCTCATTTTTCTGACTTCATCTCTTGGGTGGTAGAAACTCATTGCGGCTTCGAGAGTTTCAAGAGTCTCCATAAGTACCTTTGCTTGTGAAGGGGTCCAACAGTGACCATGCTTTGATTCCCAGCCAGCTCCATCAGACAAATCAATATGGATCTCTATATATTTTGCACCCATTGCTACCGCCCCCAGAATAACAGGGATCTTGACACTGTGGTCAGAATACCCAACATCATACGAAAATTCTCCCTTGAGAAAGCCTATGGTATGTAAGTTGATATGATCCACCGGAGCAGGATACTCAGGACAGCAGTGATAAATGACTGTGGGTATTTCTCTTCTGTAAGTCAGAGAAACTACTCTGATAATCTCTTCCCCAGTAGCTCCTCCTGTGGAAAGATGAAGTGGAATTTTCATTGAAGCTGCTTTCTTGATAAGTTTTTTCTTGGTAAATTCGGATGAAGATATCTTCAGAAAATCTACTCCTATCTCATTAACCAAGAACTCAACATCAGCTTCGTGAAAAACAGAGCATCCAAGAAGGACACCAAGAGTGGAGCAGGCCCTTCTGACCTCTTTAAGAAAAGTTGTATCTATCTCCGTCTTTCTCAGATCCTCCGGAATATTGCCGGGGGCGTAAAGCATATCTGCTTTATAATACTGAAATTTAACTGCGGAGAATCCCAGCTTTACCGCGGTGCTTATGAGAGCTTTAGCTCTGTCAATACTTTGATTGTGATTGCTTCCTATATCAGCAATAAGAGCAGTACGTACAAACATATTTCCTCCTTTAAAATCCTTTGAACATTGATCTGGAAACTGGATTGATCAACTCACCAATATTTTTAGTGACCTTGGCAAACGCCTCTGCAATAATTTCTACATGACGAAAATCAAGGGGCAGATTGTGATACATGGAATGAAAGAAAGTATTCTCCCATAAATCCATAACTGCCGGAAAATGAACGTCAGATATTCCTCTCTTTTCAAAAATAGGCATCTTGAAAAGAGGCTTGATATATCCACAGCCCAGCATAGGACGCTCAGATCTGGATTTCTCACCGGTCAGCTCTGCTTGCACGGCTCTGATGAACCTATCTCTTGTCACGGGGGCTTTTTTGCTGAAGTAGAACGGCTGAACATAAAAAGAGTGAATGTCTGAATGGGTTTCATCGGAAGTCAGTCCAAGCTGTGGGAAAGAGGTTTCTGCAGAGGTTATCCAGGGGCAGGCATTTTCAATCTCTTTTTTGAGATTCTCTGCCAGTACAATTCTTGAATTTATAATTTCAATAAATTCTGAAGTGTCTTCTATGATGGAATGAAGAATCAAGGCATTGATTTCCGTCATTCTCATATTGAACCCAGGGAGACCTCTTACAGAATGAGATAACCGAGCCTGCAGATAGTCTGGCATTGCTGATATGACTGACTCTGAATGGTTCCTCAGGAGCGCACATCGCATGGCAAGCTCTTCATTATTGGTTGTGATCATTCCCCCCTCACCACAAGAAAGATGCTTTCCTTGCGTGAAGCTGAAGCATCCTATATCCCCCAGAGTTCCAGTGAACTGGTTATCTCTTTTTGCCCCCGGAGCTTGCGCGGCGTCTTCAATGATCCATAGCCCATGAGCATCCGCCACCTCCCTGAGTTCTTTGAGGAAAGCTTTTCCAAAAAGATCCACCACGATGATCCCTTTGGTCTTTGAAGTTATTTTGCTTTTGACTGATACGGGATCCAATATAAATGTTTTCGGATCCAGATCCGCAAACACTGGAACTCCTCCCCAGACCATGGGAGCTGTGGCCGAGCAGGACATTGACCATGGAGTAACTATCACCTCATCCCTTGGGGACACCCCCAGAGCCCCACAGGCGATCTGAAGTGCTGATGTGCACGAGTTTACAGCCAGGGCATACGAGACTCCAAAAAGCTCCTGCCACCTTTCTTCCAGAGCATTGACTTGTTCTCCCCCCCAGAACTCCTTGATCCAGTTTCCCCGGTAATTTGATAGAAGCTTTCTGTTGGACATAAACTCATAGACTTTGTCCGCTTCATTCTTTGTGTAAGAGATCTGGTCAGGGAAAGGGGTACTTCTGACTTTCTTCCCACCATTGATTGCTAATTTATTCATGTATTTTTCTCCTTTCATTTTGATACATTTCAATTACACCATGAACTTCCAGAGCTTCTCTTCCTGAACAGAATATGGCTCTGCTTTCCTGTCCGGTATCAAGAATAATAACAGCCTGAGTTATCAGATTATCAAGAGCGGTAGTCAGCTCAGTGTAGAATTTCAGAGGCTCTGTAGAAAGAGTCAGATAATCACCGTAGGTTTTTTCCTTCTCTTTATGATGGACATTGAGTCTCTTTCCATGATCGATCCAAGATATCTTCCCATCTGAAGTCATGAGAGTTATTTCAAATATCGCGAACTGCCTTCCATCAGCAGGGAGATAAACAACCGGAGCTCTGTTATGTTCGCAAATTATCATCCGAGTCGGGTCATAAATCTCTCGATCGTTTATTTCATGACCTTCACCACAAATAGTCACCTTCTTACATGGTCCAAGAAGATAGTTCATCAGATCAATAGCATGACAAGCTTCATGAATGAAGCCTCTGGTATAGGTCACAGTAGCGTGATATATATGCTCTCGTCGGATTGCCTGTTTAATAGTTTCGACAGAAGAATCGTATCTCCTTATATAATCCACCATCAAGGTTATGTTATTAGTATTACATAGATGATGAATGATGGAGGCCTCACCTTGATTATTGCAAAATGGTTTTTCTGCAATGATGATTCTCGGGTTTATTTCTGTGATAACCTCTGCAAGAACTTCATAATGAGTAGAAGTAGGGGTGCAGACTGCCACGATGTCTACAAGATCCATATTGATATGTTTTTTAGCCATATCTATGGAGTAGAAAGTAGAGGTGTTCCATTTCCTTCCGGCAAGAGCACATTTCTCATGATCCACATCAATTATGGCCATCAGATTGATTTGTTTATTATTGACCGCCGCATGAGCAATGGTTAAGGTATTTTTTGTTTTTGGAGAATCGTATTTATCATACTTGAGAGCTCCAATGCTCCCCGCCCCAATAATGATCATGTTATAAACATGCTTGCATTGCTTGTCTTTCTTTTTAAATAGATTCATTTACCCTCCTTCTCTGCGGCCTCTATGGCCTGACGTATTATTCCCGGAGTTTTATGCGCCGCATCAGGCGTGTCGGGGTCCGGCATCCTGATATATCCGAACATGATACCATTTGTAATAAATGTGTCTGCTACTTTCAACGCCTCCAGCATCTGATCCTTCACGGGGTCGGATTCACGTTTCCCCCTCAGCCACCCATCTACATAAGCCACATTTGCCATTTGCTTTTCTGTTATTTCTCTCGGTTTATCACTCATCCCTTTCCTCCCCTCACCGCCTCGGCGATGTAAAATGTATTTGTTGCTTTTTCGTAGCCTGTTGAGTGGCCTGTCGTTTTACAGTGATGTCTGCACGCCTGTTGAGTCTGCCGCAAAGTCTTTCGGCTCAAATCGTCTGAACAGACAGTGCAATATCCAAGCCAATGAATTACCCCATGATTTTCAGTTTTCATTTCCTCATCGCCTCGGCACGGGCTTTAAAAGTATCTGCTGTTTTTTTGAAATCCTCCATTTCTAAAAGATTTTATCATATCATCAATCAGCTTGTCACGCTCGGTCAGTTGTTTAAGTAAATCCTGTTCAACCAGTGTGTTCACTCTTTCGCTATCTCTTTGTACTTTCATCATCCTTCTCCCGGAGTATTTCTTTTGACATTCTTGTTATAATTAAGTAGGTCCATATTACTCAGTATCAGATCCATGACCTCAGAAGAGGAAAACAACTCCCCCTTAAAATGCTCAAATATATAATTCAAAAGAGCCCAGTCCTCTGTGGTGTCCAAAGTCAGGCCCCAGTCAGGATGAAAATATTTATCCTCTGGAACTGTCATATTAGCTATTTTTATTGCTTGGGGAAAAAAGGTTCCACAGTAGTTCAAAATGTTCCAGCCGGAATGTCTCCGATGAATTTTATTTGTGACTGCCTGGTTGACTTTTTCCAAGACCGATTTTTTGTACACTTGAATATCAAAACCGTCTGGATAGCTCCTCACCACTACATTACTGACATAATCAAGATCTGACGCTCTCTGCATTTTGATGAGTTTTGAAATGTCCCTTGGATCCACCAAGGGGCAGTCAGCAGTGATGTCTACGATAATTGAATCAAGACGTCTCATCATAGAAGAAGCAGTGGTAACTCTTCCTAAAACATCATTCTCACTTCCTTTAAAGACTCCCACCTGAAGTTCTTTGACACAAAATTCAGCCAGCTTTTTATCAAGAGGGGTGTCAGGCATAGCCACGATGATGGTATCAATTTCATCACAAGCTCTGACTCTATCTACCAGCTGTTGAATGACTATTTTGTTACAGAGAGGGAGCATCACTTTTCCAGGAAGTCGTGAGCTCCCCATTCTGGCTTGGATGATACATCCTACCTTGTCAAAGTGCTTCAGCTTTCTTGGGTGGCGTGAGTTTTCTTTCTTGTTTTCTTCTTTGGTAAGCTCTGACATGTTTTATATGCTCCTCTTTATGATTATCTTGCCAGTCTCTTCTTTTCTCTCTTGCTTTCTTGAGATTATTCTGATACCAAATTTTCTTTCTCATGTTATCACATGATTTACAAATAAGCTGAAGCCTGTCCCGGGTAGATGGATGCTTTGAGAATTGATCTCTTGGCTTGTCCTGATGACAGTTACTACATCTCTTTAACAACTGATTTTCCATCTCTCTTCTCTACAAGAAATATTTTATCTGCTGATTCTTTCAATTCATCAATATGAGTAACAATAATGAACTGAATCCCAAGCTTCTTTGATATAGCTGCAAGCATTGCAGATGCTTTTGGCTGAAGACTTTTTGAGAGAAAGCGGAAAGGCTCGTCCAGAATTATAGTGTTGGAACTTTTAGGAGAGCTCAGCCACCATGAAGCTATTCTCAAGGCAAAAGAAGCCACATCCACCACTCCACCACCGGCTTCAGTCATAGGATCAAAAGTAGCCCCATCTTTTCCAAATACAAGATCAGCTTCTGTCTTTCCTCTGCGGATCTCAAAAGAGACCTTGAATTTGTATGGATCATCAAAGACAGCAGAGAGAGCCAGGGTGACCACCTCAGATATTTTCCTTTCAAGATTTTGCTGAGTCTGTTGTCCGACAAGTTGAATTATCCTCAGAGCTTCTTCAGTGTTCTTGCGATCTCTTTGAAGTCTCTTGATAAGGGTCTCTCTTTCTGAGATCATCTGGATTACAGAGTCTCTCTCCCCTTCTTTCTTCAGAAGTTGTTTGGAAAGATCCTCAATCATAATGGATACGCCTCCTCAAAAGCTTCTATGTCTTTGTTGAGCTTCTTTTGAAGAACAGTCAAATCTTTTTCCAGAGAAGCGAGTTTGTCTGTGGCTTCTTCTACAGAAGAGCATCCAAAGGTCTTTTTCAGATTCTCCAGAAGAACATCTCTACGGCTCTTTGCGGCAATCTGTTCTTCCTTGAGATTGCCAAGCTGCTTTTGAAGCTTTAAGATTTTATTTACATTGTCTGACATACATCCTCCAATTATTTAGTAGATACAAATTCCCAGATTTTGGTTTTAACCGGTTCCCGGACTTCATTTGCCAGAAGAAAATGTTTAATATTTTCTCCAAAGTTCAGAGAGACATCATAATTTTCATTGACGGAATCAATGAAAGATTCAAGGCGTTCATTGTATTCTTCAGTCAAATCAATATGGGTCCTGTCAATGACATCCTCTTCTATGGGGATAAAAACTTTTTTTACTTCATTGGTATCTGCGTACCATAGAAATACGCAGGGCTTATGTTCTGCTTGATCGGCTCTCATCCTCATCATGCTTCCAGGATTGACAAGGACCCTCCCCTCTGAAGTCTCTGACACAAACGTCTGATGGTTATCCCCTGACAATATCAGAGAGTACTCCAGATGCTCTTTCATAAGTTTCTTTGCAGAGTATGAAAGGATTTTATCTTGGGCCTTGACCGGATTTCCTCCATCAAGAAGCTTATGGATCATTCCGACATTTCTGTCTTTGATCACCACTCCCATCTTCTGGAATTCTTCAAGGGGAGCCAGAAAAACTGACAGAGCTTTGGAAGCAGAAAGTACCCCCAGAGAGGAGTCCTTAAAATTATCAAGGTTATGATTTGGGAGATCGTGGTTCCCTGGGATAGAATGTATATGAACTTCTTCATGAGCAAATAGAAGATCCATGACAGCTATCTCCAGTGCTTTTGATGACTTTGCCTTGTTGAAAAAGTCCCCTGAGCAGAATATGGGGCAGTAGTTATTTTTCTCAGCCAACTCAAGGAGGAAGGTCAACTTCTTCATTTGAGTGGAAAAATAATCATCTGTTCTGCATAGAGGCTGATCATCTCTGATATGAAGATCCCCACAGAGAACAGCGTCTGCATTCTTTTTAGCCATGTTTGATCTCCTGACCACAGAGAGGACAGACATCCGGCATTATATCCTCAAGCTCTGTTTCGATGTCTTTTATTTGCTCCTGATATTCAGATATATCAGAGGAGCAAGAATTCTCTTCTTTAATTATCTGTTGTAATCCAGTTATTGATTCTTTTACTTCCTCTATTTTGTTAGAAGTATCTTTCAAGGCTTCCAGCTTCGTCTCAGCATCAGAAAAATTAATCTCCTGAAAATCCAGCTCATTCAAAGCTTCTATGGATTCTGTCAGGACCATAATCTTCTCCTGCAGCTCTTCTTCCTTGCTGGAAGCAGAAAGCAATTTTTTGATATCCTCTTCAGCTTTATCAAACTTGATGTCCAGCAGAGCTTCAGAGGCTTTCGTGATCTGAGAAATGATATCAGATAAACCTGTATACTCCTTCCGAACTTTTGTCTCTTCTCCTGAAAGCTTCTGAAGCCCCTTCAAGCTTTCTTTAGCTTTATCAATCCAGGAAAGGGTCTCCAGCTTTTCTCTTGCCTGTCCCAGCTCTCCTTCCTGATTGGAGATCTGACTGTTCAGATCCCGGACAGCAGAGGCTGCTTTCTTCATGCTTTCGTCAATCTCTTCCAGATTAACCACTTTGTTGAAATATCTGGCCACTTCCCCGGAAGATTGGGAAAGAAGAAAAGGGGAATCCATTTGGTACTGTATATTGACTTCTGAGAAGTTTATTTTCTTGCTTATATCGTCAGGAACTGCTTGTCCAAGCGCTTTGTACTGCGTTGTACCTGCTCTGTACTCATTTAATTTATCATCTCTGACCTTTTCTATAGTCTCATTATTGAGAGCCATACAAACAGTTGTTTTTTTAGATCCCGTTCGACGATACCTATCTCCTGCTGGTTTGTTATTCACAATCCAGTTTATGGCTCTGATTATGGCAGTTTTTCCGGAGTCTGATTTTCCCATTATGAGGTTCACACCCGGACCAAAGTCCAGGTGTGACTTCGCATGGGATTGAAAATCAATTATGTCAAGACTTTCAATCATCTGCTTTTCCTTAATTTTAAATTCGTTTTTTGCTTCTGAGGCCTTGGTTCTTGGCGTTTGTTTTCTTGGCCGTTTTAATTATTTTCTTGCTTTTGTTATTCTTCTTGAGAAGCTTATCAAGTTTGGCCATCAGTTCGGCTTCCCGCTCTCTCCAAGGGGCTTCAATCTTGGCAATGAAATCAGCTTCACTGGTAAGAAAGAAATTTTTGATCTTGGAGAGAAGCTTTTTCATTTTTGCAGCAGTCCATGATACAACTGCTTTTACAATGTCAGTCATTTGTTCCTCCTCTTGAATATATTCTTCTGGCATATTCTGCCAGTAAAAGGCTTTCTGCTTTTCCATCCATCAGCCTCCCTCTTTCTGTGAGGAAGTTTTGAGCTGGAAATAATTTTGAGGCCACAGCTGCGGAATCATGTTTGCTCTTTTTTACAAGCTGGAATTCTTTTTTCCATTTCATGGGGTGTACTTCCTGATAAGGAATTCTCAGAACGTCAAGAATAGAAAGAAGCTTTCCATAAGTCACCCCATAGTTGAAGGTTGCTGGAGCTCCTTGTCCTGGCATGCTCTGGGCTTTCTCAATAACACAAAAGACCTTATCAAGACAGCACTCAGTAATTTCCTTCAAGTCTTCAAAAATGTGACGGCAATCGATTTTTCTATCGGATGTCAAAGGAACCTCATTAGCAATGGCCTCATCGATAGAGAATTCCCCTTTTGTAAAGACAATAGATATACCACCAGTCACCCCTGGATCAATCCCGATAAAGATCACGGCTTCCTCCTATGATTCAGTACGTCTGCTGAGGACATCTTCTGAATCTTTTTGTAATTTTTAAAGCTGTGAGTCAGCAGTTTGAAGCAAAGAGTCAGAACCATTGCCACAAGCAGAATCTCAAATATTATTCCCATCTGCATTTCCTCTCTTTACTTGAAATACTATCCTCTATGGCATTCCATTTTTCGATTACTTTTTTAGCCAGCTCCTCCTCCAGATTGTTTTCTTCAATATGTCGAACGAGGCCTGGCTTGGTATAGTCCACTTCTTCCCACTGTAACTTCACTTTGCTTTCTTTATCTTTGCCTTGAGGAGTTTTCAGATCATACAAGAAATTGATATTGCTTGTGACATTATCAATCCCGTAATCAAAGATCAAGTCAAAGAAACAGTTTCTGAATGGCTGAACTACTTTTGCTTTCTTGGTCCATGCCTTAATGGTGGTCCCAATGACTCTTTCCTTCTTGACCTTCTTCTCAACTCCCGCAAGCCAAAGGCAGACAGAGGCGTAAAAATCAAGAGCCTTTCCACCAGCTCTCAGATACTTTTCCCCGAAAAGCCCTGCATTTATATTGTGACGAACCTGGGAAATTATGATGAGGATGGCGTTTTTGTGTTTCAATTCAGCTGCCCTCAGACGAAAAAACTGGGACATGTACTTCTGCTTTTCCATTGCATATGTCCCCTTGTCATATTTCTTTCCATCTTCCACAGCTTTCTGCCTTTCGTCATCCCGCTCTCTTTCTGCTTCAGAAGAGAGACCATCAAGGGAGTCCACCACGTAAACCAGGAACTCATCCTCAGATAAATTGTTCATCAGCTTTTTGAGATTGACTCCGAATTCTTCCACCGTGCTTGAGGTGGTTTGGTCTGTGGGGATCAGATCTACTCCATACATCTCTTTGGTATCAAAAGAAAAGCCTCCTTCACAGTCATCATAAAAGAGTTTTATCTTGTATTTATTGTTCAAGATTTTTTTGAAATAAATCTTGATCCAATATATGATGGCTTCAACTGCAAGATAGGTCTTTCCACTGCTTGTATCTCCAACTACGTTGAATATGGTCCCGACCTGAATACCTCCTCCGAGAACCAGATCAAGCAGGGTGACTCCTGTGGGAAGAAATCTTGGCATTTCCACGACCATTTTCTTCTTACTGGTCTGCTTTATATCGTCTGATATATCAGAGGAAGATTTTTCTTTTTTAGTCATTGAGCTCCTCCAGTTTCAGAAAAGAAAGCAGCTTGTCTTTCTTGACATACCAGACTCCGGAAACCTTGGTTGCTATTCCCTTTTTGTGGCACCAGACTCTCATAGAATCAATGCTGATCTTTATGCCATAGGAGGCGGCCAAGTTGACCGCCTCCTTGGTAGACAGAAGTATGGGAGGATCTTTCTTTTCAGTCTTCTGTTTCATTTTTCTTTGCCTTCTTTTTCAGGATGGTGAATTCATCGGAACACTCGTCCCAAAGCTTGCAGTCCTCACATTCATCGGTCGAGTCACAATCTTTTCCGAAAACATGGCCATGAGGACATTTGCTTGATGATTTCTTCTTTGGTTGGTCTTCTTCCTCGACCTTTCCTTTTTTCTTTGGACGGTCATCATCATCATCGTCCTCATCGTCGTCCTCATCATCGACCTTTCCTTTTTTCTTTGGACGGTCATCATCGTCCTCATCATCGTCAGTTTCAATGACTTTGGATCTCTTTTTCGGGGTCTCATCGTCCTCATCATCGGAGGAGGACCCAACAACTCCAAAAAAGGAGTCCCGGACTTCTTCGTATGAAGGGACCACAAGAAGGCTATCAAGAGCGATGGTTTTTTCCAGGATGCTTTCTTTGTACTGTTTTTCACGATTCTCCAGGGAGACCTTTTCGATCTTGATGTATTTTCTACCCTTGTAAGTATCTTCATACCCCCTGAATTTGACACTCTTCCCATCTTCCGGATCGAAGAAAACTACGAACTCTCCGTCCTGGTCGGTCTCTGCTTCTTTCTGTATCTCCAGCTCGAACTGAAAGTGATTGGTCTCGAAAAGCTGGATCTTCTTGGACTCTCCTTTCAGATCCTTGATGTTATACAACACTCTTCTTTTGGGGTAGAGTTCTTTGATGACATCTTCATCTTCCCCCTGTTCTCTGAGCTCCTCTCGGTGCTCACAAATGGGGCATGCTCTTCCGTAGTTCTTTTGCAGGCACAAAAATTCATCCCTTGCCGGGCCTACTGATTTATGCACGTAGACATCCAGGAGATAATCCACTTCTCCTTTTTTGCATCTGGGGGAATTATCAGTCACAGCGATGAAAGGGAGAATGTCAAGGAGATTGGTTCCCTTCTGAGGTTTATACCAGAGATCTTTTTCATCCAGATTATCCACATTGATGAAATTTTTTCCAGACACTCCTCCGGAGTCTTTTGAAGCGTTTGACTGCTTCATTCTTTCTTTGTAGGCATCTTTGAAGGATTTTTTACTCATTTGATTTCTTTCTCCTTTTTTCGTTGTATTGGTCTTTGGCTGATTTGGAAATCTCTCCGGCTACAACTTCTCCCCCTTCTTTTGGAGTTGAAAAGTATCCACCTATATGAAGCTTGACAAGATTTTCAAGAGCTGATTTGCGATGTTCAAAAGCCTTGACAGCGGAGTAATAGATGGAGGATTTTTCATTTGCTTCCAGATACTCCTCCATGGCTTCTTTGTATTTTTTATGAGTCAAGATAGAAGCTTCAATTCCCTTGTCTGTGATTTTATCTCCGGATTCAGAAGCCTCTTCTTTTATCTGTTTATACAATTCTGCTTTTGTGATTTCCACTTTTTCTTTTGCTCGCTTGGCTTTGGAATCCCATTGAGCAGAAAGCTCAGAATACTTCATGTAACGAGAAGGTTGTTCAATCCATTCCCGATCCAATCGGCCTTCATTGATCGTTAGATCTTTTTCATAGTCTGACATTTCGTCCTCCTTAATTTATATATACCAAAATTTTTAAAAGTGATAAGAAAAAATCTATGATATGACAGAAAAACAGGAAAAAATAAGTCCTGCTTTTCCAGTATTAAAGTAATTATCAGAGAAGCATTCAATGATGAACGCTGCTCTTTCCTGCCCTGAATTGAGAAGCGCTGAGGACATGTATCCGAGCACTGCCCTCCGCACCTTCTCCGGATCTTCATCAATCCCCTTGATGATCTTGGACACTTCTTTCCAGGATTCCTTTTTCAGAAGTGCCCGGCAGAGATCAATGACCGCGGCCTCTTCCACCTTGGCGGATCGGATGGCTTCTTTGATCTCATCTTCTTTTGTGAGTCCTATAACCTTTTGTAAAGTAATTACTGCTTGCCGGGCACTCCCCTCACATTCCTCTGCAATATCCTGAAGAATTTCCTTATCAATTTCTTTCTTTTCTTTCTGACATATTGACCAAAGTAATCTGACAATCTGCTGGTCTTTGAGACGCTCCACCGAGAAGGTAACTGCTCTATTCTTGATTGTAGGAAGAAGCTTTTCCGGTTCCGTTGTACAAAGCATGAAATAAACATGAGCTGGGGTATCCTCCAGGGCTTTAAGCATTGCCTGCTGAAAGTCTTTGGTAGTCTGATGAACCTCATCAAGAAGAAACACCTTGACTGATCCATGAAGGGGTTTATAGACCATCTGGGAAATGATATCCCGGGCAGTATCAATACCACGGTTATTTGATGAGTTAAGTTCTACCAGGTCATGAGGGGAGCATTGTAGTTCACTGGCTGTGATTCTGGCAAGAGTGGTCTTTCCACATCCTGAGGGTCCAGTGAATAGATATACGTGGGGCTTTTTTTCTCCTTCAAGAACAGTCTGAAGAGAAGAGATGGTTGATTTGTTTCCTACCACATCAGCAAATTTAGTAGGGCGATACTCAATATTGAAACTCATATTTCCTCCTTTTGTTTTTTGTTCCACGGCTCATCAATTCCAGCAATGTCCATTTCTATATCAAGTGGGACTATTATCCAGGGCCAATACTCCCGGATATCATCACACATGATCCGTTTAATGGCCGGTTTGAGATCCTCTACCTCATCTGGCACTGCATCAAGAACCATGGAGTCATGAATCTGTCCAATTATGAGGGAGTCCATTTTTTCTTTTTCAAGGTGCTCTTGTACATGAATTATTGACCAGAGGAGGCAGTGAAAAGCAGGTCCCTGCATTGGGAAGTTGAGGACTTCATTTTTAGTATAAAGGCCTCTGCATCTGAATCCTGAAAGAAGATCCACGTATCCTTTTCTCTGATACTCTTGCCAAGTCTCGTTTTTCCATTCATTATAGACTTGAAACCTATTGTTCCAAAAATCATACTCCACTTTTTTCATATGTTTTTCAAAAGCCTCATAAGTCTTGAACTTGAGCTGGTCATGAGCTTCTTTCCAAACGGCCTTTGCAGAGTTCACATAATAATCCCCATAGAACTGGGGGAATACAAATTTGTTTTTAGCCAAGTATCGTTGAATTTTTGAAACTTCATCCAGCTCGAAAATCTCTCTGGCCATGTCTCGGTGCATATCACTGGAAGGATCCTTGATGTATGAAATCATTTTTGGGTCCTTGTGATTGCAGGCAGAAATCCTGACCTCTATTCCTGAATAGTCTACCTCCATAAGTCTTCTTCCTGGCCTGGGAATGATCCCCTTTCTCGTCACCTTTTGTGCCAGCTCATCACGAACAGGAATATTTTGGAAATTTGGATTACTGCTACTTCCCCTGAAAGAGATCGCGGTGTTTAGATTATACATGGGATGTAAAAATCTTTTATCAGTCTCTTCAATGAAATTAGTGACGTAAGTATTTCTGAGCTTATACAGCTTTTTGTATTGTACGATATTCTTGGTAAATTCTGTTCCGATATTTTCAAGAACTTCCGTGTCGGTGCTTTCTTGTCCTGTCTCGGTCTCCTTTTCTGACTTTATTCCAAGCAGATCGAAAAGAAGAACCTGAAGTTGTTTGGAGGAATTGAAATTAAAATTTTCTTTGAAATTTGCAGTCCATATTTTTGCTTCATCTGAATTGTTTATCTTCTCTTTGAACTTGTCCATTTTTCGTTGGAGCAATTCCATCTGAGAGTGATAATAATCTTCATCTATATAAATTCCATTTCTTTCAATCTTTGATAAAACCTTTTGTCCCTTTAGAAAGAACTCTTTTGCATCTGAACGTTCCTGATCTTTTCTATACAACCTGTATCCATAGTAAGAATCAAGGCCACAATACCTCAACAATTGAGCAAGGGGCATTTCCTCCATTTTATTCTTGTCGTTGCCAGATCCTTTTGATGATATATACTTCTGCGCTTCTTTGTCATAACCTATGACCCCGAAATTGACATAGATCTGAAATTTGAGTCCAGTTATTCCTGATCTGTTATCTGCTATGTGACAATCGATCATAGTATCTGCCACCCAGTTATTAACCGGTACCCCCAACAAGATATTGGTCCAGACATCCTCATATTTGATGTTGTGTCCCACCTTGCCTATGGTAGACAACATTAGCTTCCTGACTTCTTCTATAAACTCAGGATCATCAAAGAAAGGAAAGCAAGCAGATCCCTTCATGTAGGTGACCCCAAGACAAAGAATTTTATGCCCGTCTGCATAAGGTTTGAGTCCGGTGGTCTCATAGTCAATGGAAACATATTTCCCCTTGATTCCTTTTAAAAACTCAATCGCTCCTTCTTTTGTGAAAATTAGTTCAGGCTCAAAGGATTCCTCGGGAAATTCTTTTTCCCATTCTACAGCGGTTCTGATATGTCTATTGAACAAGGCATGTAGCACCTTATTATCTGAGTTGTAATTCAGATATTGGGGGTGGTAAGTGGGAAAGACCCAGCACTGGTATTTCTGATCAGGAATAGTCCAGCCCACCCACTTTTCCATACTTGAAACGGAATCTCTCTCATGAAGAAAGGATTGCATTGCTATTTTGCCAAGAATGATTATTTTCTCTGGGTGATATTTGCGAATGGTCTCGTCAAGATATTTATGGCACAATGCCACCTGGCGATTTGTTGGAGTCTTATTCTTTGGAGGCCTGCATATAATAGCATTGGTCTTCCAGCAATCTTTATCAAGATCAATTCCATGCTTGTCTAAAGTCTTCCTGAGAGTCTTTCCTGCATCCCCTACAAGTTGAGATCCAAGCTCATCCTCACTCTTCCCCGGAGCTTCAGCAATAATCAAGATCTTTTTTCTTCCTTCACCAGATGGAGGCATCTTTGGAGTCTGGCAGGTCTTATACAGACCACATTCTTCACACGCACTTCTTTGATCTTTCTTGCCGGATCTCTTCTTTGCTCCTGGGAGATTGGGCTGTCTTGTTTTATTCTTTTTTTCCTTCTGGTAAAAAAATCCTTTCAAAGCATATCTCCATTGTGATTAGTAATTGCTCATAATAAAAGAAAGATTGCAATCGTCGGAACTCATTGGGGATCATATCAAAAATAAACTTCTCTCTCTCTCTCTTACTTCCTCCAGGTTCCCCGGCCAGATAAATTATCATTTATTTTCCACCTGAATTCTTCGTTAAACTCCCGATCATTACCGTGGTAATGATAAGAGAACAAGCGTTGACTTAATAGATAGTCAAATTCTCTCTCTCTCTGCACTGTAATATTTCCAGCAAAGTAAATTATCATTTATTTTCTCTATACTCTTTTAATATTTCAAGTATCTCAATAAGTCTTTTCATATAATGAAAAGATTGAAGTCTGTTAGCCATATCCGTCATATATATATAGTAACGATCGTGGTGTTTATCAAAACTGTTTCCAGCAAAATAAATCAGCATAGAGCTACCAGATGCTTGAAGTTTTCCGCGTGAATATGCATTTTATTATCATCAAGAATGACCTCAGTCAGAATGCCCAGAACAGCTTTCAGAAAATCAGGATGAACTTCAAACTTCAGATCAGGACACTCTGTAGAGTCAACGGAAAACTCCATCCATCCTTTCTGATTAGAGCTCCTGCAATAAAGAACTCCCTGTTCAATATTTATCTCCACCTTGATGTCCACATCTATGGAGTCCGAAAAAACAGAACAGGCTTCAAGTGCTTCCAGAAGATTGCCTGAAGGCAGTTCAATCTTGACTGCTTCTGGGGAAACCTCAAACATTCCCTCAACATCAGGGAATTCAGCCTCCACTACCCGGCAGAAAAAGAAGACCCCACTTTTACTCTTGAAATAAATCCAGGAATCGTTAAGAGCAAAATGGGTCACGTCTTTCATCTTGACCAGTTCGATTGCAGAAGTAAGTGGAATGAGGATGTCTCTTTTGCTTAAAGGAAGATCCATCGTAAAAAGACTGACTCTGAAGTTATCGGAACTTACAATGGTATTGCCTTTAATAGCCACGCAATTCAGATATGGAACCGAGGAAGCTTTTGCCACTGAAAAAAGACAATACTCTATTCCTTCAAGAAGAGTTTTTGGAATCACTTTCCACTTTATTTCATCAATGTGTTTTATTGGCAATGCTTCCTGGATCTTATTTTCTACAAGACCAATACCTGCCCGGAACTTCTTGTTGACAAGGGTCATCTCTTTATCAGAACAGTTGACCTCCAGATCATCTGTTTTTGCGTTCTGAAGAGTCTTGGTAAATTCCTGAGCAGGAATACAGCAAGAGAAATCTGTTTTGTATGGATGAGCTATACTTATTCGATCATTGAAGGTGATCATATAATCACCATCCATCATGATACATGCGGTCTCTTCAATGATCCCTTTGGTGGAGATCCCAGGACTGACTTTACTTATGATTTCAAGAGTGCTTTTTCTGTCAAGATTCATTCTTCATGTACTCCTTTAATGTGGTTTTTGTTTCTATTTTTATTAAGTAGAAAGATAAAAGCCTTTCTCTCTTTTGACAAAAGTCCAGAGAGGCTTTCTGATTAGCTTCTTGAAGCCAGGTAGCCATGTATATCTTCATTCTCGGTCCTCTTTCAGCATTTCCAGAGTATCTTTTAACCAGACATTCACATAATGATATGAGTGAAGCCTATTCCATACTGGCATCATTCTTGCCAACTCCTGTTCTCTCCCTTTGACATTCATGACAGAGAATCCTGAAGCCAAATACACTATCATATAAGTCCAAGAGAAGTAGCTTTTTTGAGTTTAAAGTTCCAAGGCCATTTGGGAAGATTGTTCTGGAGATCTATGAAATAGATGATGTTGATTTCATCCCGTTTTTTGTAGTCAGATGAAAGTTCTTCTGGGGTATAACCTTTCTCTTTGAAATAGTCCAGAATCATTTTCTGTTCCAGGACTGAAAAAGTGTTGAAGTGCTGTCCTTCATCATCTTTCTTGGAGGACTTGTCAGATATATTCACTTTGTGAGGAATTTCTGTGTAAGTATATTTACCCATTTTCTTTTTTGGGACCAGAACTCCCCCAAATCTTCCGGTCATTACCCAGCTTGTACTGTCCACAGAGTACCACGGGTACCTGACCAGTAGAGGAATTGCAGTCAAGCCAAAGCCATGAACCTTGACTTTGGGAGCACCCGAGGAATCACAGATATGATGAAGAAACAGATCGTCAAGCCAGACCATCAGATCTTTAGTGGAAATAGGAACCATGCCCCCCAGGGCAATGTAATCATAGTTATCGATATAATGCTTCAGATACTTCAGATCTTCCCCATAATGAAAGCAGGGAAGAGGAGAAAGTCCTTTTGACTCCATGTACTTTTGATTCTCAAGAGTCTTTTCAGGATCTCCGATGGAGTCAAGAACAGCATAAACAGAGATATATTCTTCATGCTCTTTTATGAATGCAATGTATTCATCAATATCAATAGAGACTCCTTTGCTCCAAGCGCTGAACGCTCCAGAGTCAAGAAACAAGTTTATTTTTTTATCCATAGGATTGCTCCTCTTTTTTATAATAGCGTAATATGATTCCAATGAATACTCTTTATGTATCCCATAAAGAGAAAGACGTTGGATGGTATCGGCCAAATGAATTTTCACAAAATTTATCTCTTTTTTATCTTGGTAAAAAGACGGGTCATTCTTTTGTAATCAGGGTCTACAGGATTGGGAGATTTTTCTTCTCCAAAATATCTGAAGTGAAGGGAACCCACTCCTAAACCAAAAATCATAAACTCAGTCCAGAGTTGGTCATGCTCTGGACCTGAGTTTTCACCATCAGTGATCATTGCCATGGTGAAGTAAATGTTCACTTGATCAGCCTCATGAGTTCAGCTCTCGCAGATTCTTTTTCAAGAAAAGCTCCCTGAAGAGATGAAGTGACCATGATGCTGTTCTGCTTCTGGACCCCTCTCATGAGCATACACAGATGTTGAGCTTCAATAATACAGGCTGCCGCTTTTGGCTGAAGATATTCCATCAGGCAATCAGTAACCTGTTTGGTGAGGCGTTCCTGGATTTGAAGTCTCCGGGCGTACATTTCTACAATGCGGGCCAGCTTTGAGATACCAAGAACTTTTTTATCTGGGATGTAAGCAATATGAGCCTTTCCGATGAATGGGAGCATGTGGTGTTCACACATTGAATAGACCTCAATGTCTTTCAGAAGCACAATCTCATCATATCCATCAGCATCAAAAGTCTTGATGAAGTCTTCTGGCTTCTCATTGTAGCCCTTGTAAAGAGTTCCCCAAGATTTGACCACTCTCTTGGGGGTCTCTTCCAGACCTTCTCTCGTTGGATCTTCTCCTATGGCTTGAAGAACTCTGGTGACAGCGTCCTCTGCAGGAGCCTCATTGCTCATAGTCTCCCAAGGAAAGACCACCCAGTCATTTGCTCCATAACACTTTTTATCCCAAACAGCCCAAAAAGTGTATTCAGAAAACCGCTCCCTTGTAGCTCCTGAGTCTATGATATCATCTACTACAAGAACATCTGAGGGATTTAGTCCTTTAAGAGAGCTGGTCATACGTAAGTTGGCTATTTCTGAAATCATGATGGCAATGGGAATTCCTCCACGAGGAACTCCATAAACAAAGATAAAAGAAGACAGATCAGTAGTAGAAATAAACTGAGATACTCTCTCTCTGATTGCTGCCCAAGATAGATTGATCATTTTGAAACCTCGTACTCTGTGGGATCAAATCCTTCAAGAGCTTCCTTCCTCTCGGTACAGGTGCCACATTTACCGCAGTGAATATCTCCTCCTTTGTAACAGCTCCAAGTTCTTGAAAAATCAACTCCAATGGACATCCCAAGAAGACCAATGTCCCGCTTGGTCATGAAGGTGAAAGGAGCTTCGAGCTTTACCTGAGAGTAGGTCCCCATGAGCATAGCGTCTTTCATGGCAGAAATAAAAGGAACCCGGCAATCAGGATAGATGGCATGGTCCCCGGCATGGTTAGCGATGAGAACTGAAGAGCAATCATTGCTTTCTGCTATCCCCGCAGCAATGGAAAGCATGATACCATTTCTGAAAGGTACCACGGTTTTCTTCATGATCTGGTCTTCATAGTGGCCTTCCGGAATCGCTTCCCCCCCTTTAAGAAGTCCAGACTTCAAGTATGGAGTTATTCTTTCCAGATTGATGGATATCCAGGGAATTCCAAGAGAGTTGCAGTTATCCAAGGCGTAATGCAGTTCTTTATTATGCTTCTGGCCATAATCGAAAGAGACTGCCAGTTTGATCTCTTCTTTTTTGAGATGGAGGAGGGTGATGGAGTCCATACCCCCGGACACTATGATGAGCTTGTCTTTCATAGATAAAACTCTCCTTTGTCGTTTACCTTGATGTTCATTCCTTTTTCTTTGGCCATACGACCAGGGAGCTGAACCTTGATGGTGTTCATCATGGAGGTTTCTTCTTTGTCTGGGAAGTTCTTTCTCAGCTGTGACAGAATCTTGTCCCTGGAAACCGGCTTGTATTTTGAACTGGCTCTGATGATGGCCTCAATGGTAGTGATGACTCCGGGTTTTTTTTCTCCTGCTTCTTTCTTGGGAGCTTTTTTTTCTCCGGTTGATTTCTTGGCTGAAGCGGATGCTTTTGTTTTGGCTCGGATGTCTGCGGGGACATCCATCTCCTGATCGGTCAGAAAGTCCAGGGTCTTTTGTGAGACCGTGGCTTTGCCTTCAAAGGCTTCCACCACTTCTTTGATCTCTGAAATGATCATGGAGCTTGTGGTCCGGGACACCACCTTGATAGCGGGATCCGGGTTGAGTTCTTTGTTGATTTCATCCACTATGCGGATGAGGTCGTCTCTTGTAGGTGCTGACATAATTTTCTCCTTTTGTTATTTGATATTTAATAGCTTGTGAAGCTGGACATTCACACTTATCAGATTATCTTGAGCCAACTGACATCTGTCAATGAATTCAAGAATATCGTCCACTGAAACTTCTCCATGCACGGGACTCAGAGCTATTCCAATATTTGGAAAATAAAAAGATATTTCTTTGATGAAGCGTTCCAACTCATTATTAAGTTGATCATGGTCTTCTACCATAATTTTTAATATCCCTTTCTCCGTGGCATTTAAAACATTATAATTGTTCGGGAGAGGGGGAGATTGTTTTTTGTAATTCATGATTACGGAGTCTGCATTGTTTGCCGTATCAGTAAGGTCCCTGGTTCCATTGGTCTCAATAGAGATGGTATGCCCGTTGTCTCGGAGAATGACAATCAACTCCATTAAATCATCCTGAAGAAGAGGTTCTCCACCAGTCAAGGTGACTTTCTGGCAATTTAGATCTCCGACGTGTTCTGCCACCGCTTCTGGAGTCATAAACAGACCACTGTCAATCGATCTGGATTCTTTAGTGTCACAATAAGGGCAGGCAAGATTGCATCCTGCAAAACGAACGAAGGTGGAAACGACTCCCTGACCAAAAGCATTGACCTCCCCATCAATGCTTTTGAATATTTCCATGACTCTCATGAACACCTCCATTCAGCGTAACTGGTACTGGTCTCCCAGAGCCGTACTCTGACAAGTTCGGTATTCTTATGACTCCGGAAGAAGAGGTTCACTTGAATTTCTCCGGCAATCCAGTCTACCATATTTTCTGCTGTGGGGGGCACCACAAAGAGATTATTTAGGTATTGGTGATCAAACTTGGATATGATGATGTCATTTACCATGGCTTTCAGATCCCCAAAATCTATAACCATACCTGAGGCAAGCTGTTCAGGTGTTTTTTCCGAAACCTGATCATAAATATACCCAACTTCTACCTCAAGTTTGTAAGTATGTCCATGAAGACTCTTGCATTTGCCGGGGTGATTTGGGAGATGATGAGCGGCTTCAAACTCAAATAATTTTGTAACGGTTGTCATTTTTTGTTCTCCTTGTTTTATATATACCAAAATTTTTAAAAGTGCTTCAATTTTTTTCTTTTTTGTGACTCTTTTTTTCTTTCATTCTGCTGTCAAGGTATGCTTTACCAATTCCGTAATTGTACAGAACTTCAAGCTCATGACCATCAAAGAACTCTTCATTACGGGAAACCAGAACATTCAATCTCATGATTTGGCTTTTCTTTTCCTCCTTTGTTTGATTTAAAGCTATCATGTGGGTGACATGAGCAAGCTTTCTGACATCTTCTGCTGTATCTTCCTCTTTGACATCGTTTGAAAAAGTACCTCTGCCAGATTGGCTGGCCGTCACCGTGAGACCATGAATTTCCTGGGCCAGATTACGAATGGCAAGCCATGTTTCATTTATTCGATGGCGGTACTCTTTTGGACTCCCAGGTTCAGGAGCCAGGATATCCGCATAATCAATGACCACCGCATCCGGATGAAATCCCTCATAGTGCCTGAGATTTTCAATCTCTGTTTTTATCACAGACACGTTTGCTGAATAAGCTGGATAACAAATGAGCCTGAAGGAACCATTCTTTATCGCAAGCTCCATTGATTTCAATTTCCGCATGACTGCTTTGGAGGTCAGACCTTTTTTGTGGACCATTTTGTATTGGATGATATCATCCTCGTCATAGTATGGGATGGTAATATCTTTTTCAATCCGCGGTTCTCCAAGAAAATTTTGGTAGATTCTTCTGAGCATTTGGTTTTTTGGCATCTCCATAGAGACAAACAAAACTTTCAATTGTCGGAACATAAGTCTGACTGCTATGTCTTCAAGCCAGAAAGTTTTTCCTCTCTTCATGGGTCCCATGAAAGAAAGAAAATCTCCCCGCTCAATAACTCCAATGAGTTCTCCCAGACCTCCAGGAAGCTCCAAGAGAATATCCCTCTCTTCATTCAAGGCATGCATCGCGGCTTTCTTATCCCGGATAACATCTACAGATCCTGACTGAGGTCTCTGAACTCTGACATGACTTGCTACTGCTTGTTCTGCTTTATCAATTTGATCAGATACAAGAAGCCCTGATATATTTTGCGTTAGAAGCTCCAGCTTCCTCATTGAGAAATACTTTTCAGCTACATCAAGAATATACGCGGCATTGATAGTAGTTGATTGTTCAAAGTCAGAAGACAGATCAGTCAGAAAATCTTCAATGAGTTCCAGGACATCTTCTGAAATTCTCTTGTTTTCTTTTTGCTCTACAAATATACCTTGAATATGAGATCCGGGAGCTTTCTTGTATTTTTTGAAATAGAGAATACACCATTTTGCTACAATCCTGACAAATCCGGTTTCAAAATATTTATCATCATGAATGAGATTTATCTGATTTAAAAAATAATCCGAAACTATATAACCTGTCAAAATCAAACGCTCTGAATCTGCACTCACTTCAGTCCTTTTGATCTCCATTGCGATCTCCTTTACATTTCTTGAGCTTTTCTTTTTTCTTTAGCAAGCTCTCTTGCTTTTATATCCGCCTCTATCTTCTGTGACTGGATGTCCACTAACTGAAGTAACCTGGTCACTTCCTTGTCTTTTTTGGTCAAGGTGAAATTGAAAGAGTGAGTCTCTTTGACAAAATTAAGAAAGCGATTAAAATTGACTCCATCATGTTTGCAATAGGCAATATGAAGCTCCCCTTGTTTCTCCAACCACTTGATGTGGTTTTCTGCAAATCTTTTGAAGGTCCCAAAGTGGCTTTTGAATGTGTAGGTATCATAAAGAGGTCCGATCAGTTCCAATTTATTCTGATACCAGCGATAGAGATCATTGATAACTATAGTAAATTTGTCCATCATCTTTTCAGATGGTCCCAGAATATCTTTGTACATCTCAAAGACTTCTTCATCCAGAATTTTGATTTTCTTTTCTTTGGATATTGGTACCGGAGGAAATTTCCAGCAATGAATGAACCAACTGTATTGAGTTCTGGGATTGTATATAAGCTGATTGAGAGAAGCTGGAACTTGAGATTTATCAGTGGGCCAGTAGCCATCCTTAAAAATATTGGTCATTCTTTCAAGAACCGTTTTTATTTCAGGCTCAGTCCATTTCTTATTTTTGTCTGCCTGGGAAAGATTCTTTAACTGTTCCAGCTTCAAGGTTCTCATCTTGAAAAATAGGCCCTTTTGTAATTTCTTTATGTCTTTGATAGTTGCCTGATAAGTTTTGGTTTCTGGATTCAGATGTTTACGGGTTCCCTCAAGGGTATTCCAATATTCAATTATAGGATGTGTCTTTTTCTTATTTTCTGATTTCTCCAAGGAACCACCGTCAGGTGGTTCTATAATACCCTTTAGGGTATTTATTTCTTTATTCTTATTACCGTCAAGTTTTTTAACACCTGATGTCAAAAATTTTAACATCAATACATAATTGATTTTGAAATATCTTTGAAGAGGCATGCCATATTTTTTGGTCAAAAGTATCCCGGAATTAACCAAAGCTTCTATGGCCATTCTTTGTTGGTAGGGGGATAAACCCATATCAACTTTCATATTTTCCTGGGTGTTAAAGAAATATCCTTCCTTGTCGAGTTGTCCACGGATTTCAAAATAATTGGCTTTTGAAATCAGATCAGAAAGAATGACCGCGGCTTCAAAACCTAACGACAGACTTATCTGCTTGTTGACCATCCAGTATGCTTCTTGTCGGAGAGTCTGGTGGACTAATTCTCTTGCCTCTGATTCACTGATCATACTGACCTCCATTTTATATATCTGTGATCTCCGGTAAAAGGGAGGTCCACCCCATCACTCTATTGGTAGAGCGGTAGGAATGGGGTGGACCGGAACGATTTTACGTGTTGATTGGAGATCAAACAAAATTATTAAATAATATAATTTAGTAATGTCTACTCTTTTTTAATATCCGATAAGAAATTTTCTTAAATATTTTCCTTCATCTGGGGACAGATCCCCAGGGTCTTTCCCATCTGCTTCAGGAAGTTCAATGAGTTCTGTTTTGACCTTCAGGCTGGCAAGAGATCTTGCGAGACCTTTTGCTTTCTTTTGAGCTTCTATATCCCCCGGATCAAATAATAAAAAAGCTTGATCCAGATATTTCTTGATACATGTTATTTGTCTGTTTCGATAGGAGGTTCCAAAAGTAGCCAGAGCTCCTTCTCCTATTCTCCACACATCAAAAGCTCCTTCCACGATAATACCTTTTCGATCTTTTATGTTTTCTAAACCGTATAGAATATTTTTGTGGAGAACAACTTCCTCTTCAGGCTTACATGCCATATACCTCAGGGAAGATCTTTCAGTTACATCTCTTCCCTGATATGAAACCAATTTATTTTCAAAAGTAATTGGTATTATTATTCTGAAATTATACTCCCCTATGGGACCCGTTCCTTTTATTCCCCAGACTTTTTTTATTTCTTCTGGATCGTAATTTCTCTGAAGTAAGTAATTGATATGAATTTGTTGCAGTTCCCCGGTTCCTTTTGGTAAACTAACACTTTTGTTCTGACGCTTCTTTTCTGATGTATACGAGTAATTAAGATCATCGCTGCTGTACTCCTTGATTATTTCTTTTGCTTCTTTGTATGAAACTCCCAGTAAAGCTGCTATCAGCTGATCAAGATAATGATGTCCACATCTCCAACAAGCCACCCTGCTTTTTATGGGATTTACCCCGCAGTGGTTGCTATGATCATCACAGAAAGGACATTGCACGTTGACCCATCCTGGGGAGACATTGGGGCCTTCAGTCCATGCCGGGATTCCATAGTCTTGGTAGAGGCGGAGGATATCAATCATGCTCCCTCCTTTTCTGCGGCCTCGATGGCCTGTGGATAAATTTTTTCTCTCAACTCGTCATAATTTAATAAGTCACCATACCCAAAACCCTCTTCCTGTTCCCAAGAGTCCAAACCCTCCATAAAATCCCGACAATCTTTACACCAATAAACGCTGCTAATTTCTCCACCATCCGCACTTGTTACATATCGCATTTCAGCTTTCGCAGGAAAGAGTCTTGTACATCCCCAACAATGATGAGGCTTTCTGGTTATGACTGTTTTTTGTGATATACAATCCATCACAGCCCCTCCTTCTCTGCGGCCTCGATAATTTTATCGACATAATTATTCCATTCATCAGCTCCGCAGTTACAATCGTCTACAGCTAAATCGTTTGCACATCCATACTCGCTTTTGGGGCAACTATACCAATCGTCTTCACAAGAATAATGTTTTCGTATGGATTTTTTCAACGCCTCCAGCATCTGAGCCTTCACGGGGTCGGTGCGAAGAAGCTCTTTAATTATCTCTTCAACATTTGGGGGCCCGCTCTATCTTGCAACCAACGTGTGCATGCAACAACTATTTTAAATGATATCGTTTTTATTTTGTCATCATGTTCGCTCATCCCTTTCCTCCCCTCATCGCCTCGGCACGATCTATTAATTTGCCAACATTGTGTCTTTTGCCGGGATGTGCCTCTACTACACGCAACGCCCCTATTAACTCATCAATCAGCTTGTCACGCTCGGCGAGAGCCTCAAGCTTGTGGACGCCTTTAATAAACTTTTCTCTTAAATATAGAATGGGGGAACCATCATATTTAGGATTGGGTTCTAATAGAACCAGTTCATAATAATCTTTCGTCGAGTAGTCCCGGACAAGACAACGCCCTTCGATGGTGTCTACGATATCAAATGGTTTATATTTTCTTTTCATGTCTTTTCCTCCTATGCCATTACAACTTCCGCTTTGACCACTTCTTCAAAAGTAAGAAAAGCCCCTTGGATTTCTTTGCGCTTCCATCCTTCATTTGTGAAGTAGTTCATCAAGGATCTTTTTGTGATTCTTCTGGGGAGCTTGTTTGATATGATGCATTCATACATCTCTTTTTCTTTCCCCTTTAAAATTATTTCAGGAAAAGAATTCAGACGGTCTTTGCATACCATAGAGGCTTGAAAATATCCCGGATCTGTGGGGATCTCTACAAGACTGGTACGGTAGCTATTCTTGCAGATAGAATTGAGCTTTCTGCAGAGAGAATAACGGAGGAAGTTTTCAAATGGGCCTTTTGCTTTTTTGTATCTGGAATAAATTTCACAGAAAGCAAGATTTGCCTCTGCTTCCACTTCTTTTGGATCCTGAAAATACTTCTTTGCGACAGATCTGGAAATTGCTTTGATGAGCTTCTGATTGTCCCTGTAGGCTTGTTCAATTGATATCATTTTTGATCTCCTTTTATTATTAGACTCATTGAGTCTTCAAGGTCACCATCATTGATCAGCTTGATGTTGTCCATCTTTGATGCTACTTTTTCGGCTACTTCTTCTTCAATTGTACCAGCGCAGAATATTAGTTTTTGTACAGCCTTGCTTTTTGCTCCAGCTCTGTGGATCCTTCCGAGAGTCTGCACGAGGTCCTGAGCGGAATTGGTGGGGCTAATTAAACTGACTCTTGGGAAGTTGCCATTTAGGTCATGAAGAGATATTCCAACTCCTCCTGCTTTGATATTACATAGGATGACTCTCTGGCGGTCTTCCTGGAAGGAATTGATATTATTTTCTCTTTCAGTGTCCACCACGGTCCCATCAATGATACATTTTGTTTTTAGCTTTTCTGCCAGCGCTTCAATGGTTTGTCTGAAGTTCACAAAGACAGCCACAGAATTGCCTTCTTCAATCAAGTCCTGGGCCATTTCAACCATGGTGGGGACTTTCAAGAGTTCAATCTCCTGTCTGGCTCTCAGAATTTCTACAAGAATACTGCTTCCAAGATCCCGTTCTTTTGCTTCCTTGAGTCTTGATAATTCTGTATGCATGGAGTCGTAAGCTCTTTGTATTTTTGAAGCGTTACTATTCATGTCATATGTATCACAGATGATTTTGTTGTCTGGGAAAGCATCTCCGAGGTCTTTGATCTTTATACGGCTTCCTCTTTTGGGGAAAAGGTCCTCATGAAGTTTTTTGAACGTCTCTTCTGTTGGGGAGAATTCCACTCCAAACCACCCTTTTGAAACTCCTCTTGTATAAGCCCACCTCCAGAAATCTTGATGATCTGAGAAAAGACCAATCAGAAGTCCAAGAGAATAGAGCTGTAGAGGGTTGTCTGCTATAGTGGCAGAGAGCGCCAGCGCTTTTGAATCAGTCTTCTGAACAGCTCTCATCATTTTACTGTTCAATGTTTTTTCATTCTTGCATCTGTGGGCTTCGTCAAAAATTATGATATGTCTTTCATCCGTACACCAATTATAAATATCTTTTTCATCGGATGTCTGGGAATAGGTGAGCCAATTGGTTTTCCCGTTTCTGTACTGTTCATAATTTGAGACAAAGCAGGGGATCCCAAAATACTTGGCGGCTTTTCTCCACGATGGAATTACTGTTTTAGGGGTTATTATGACCGGATAAAGTCCAAGTTTTTTTGCAACAGCCAGCGCCACGTATGTTTTACCTGTCCCTGTATCAGAGGCATCCAGTCCAGCTCCATTTCTGAGAACCGATTCAATAAGTTGCTTTGCGTGGGGGACCTGATATTCAAAAAGATGTTCATCTTCAAATTCAATATCAATGATCTGTTCTGTTATATGTTCCGCCCGGATAAATTCTTTCTTGTACCATTTTTTCAGCTCCGGGGATATTTCAAAATTTAGAGCCTCAAGTGCTTGGACAGAGTCCATGGACAGAGGAGCATTCCATGTTTTTGTTTTTCCATCAAACCGTCTGCCAGGAATTTCTTTGATTTTTCCGAGGAGTTCATAAAATTCAGATTTTTCTGTCTTGAAAGTTATCTGAATTCTTTCGTCAGAAGACAAATCTGCTTTTTTGAGGGAGGGTTCCGGGATCTCTTTTGACTGTTCCGGCTTTGGTTCTGGAATAGATGAGTAGTCTACTCCAAGAGTAGAAAGCTGCTTTTGGTATTTCTTTAGCATCTTGTAAGCAGCTTTTGCCTGTCCAAAAGTCAGTTTTGGAGCATGAGCCAGAGTTTTACCAAAATTAGAATCAAAGCTGTTAAACCCGGCTTTATCTTCAGAGGTAGCTCCATCACAAACCCCTGACAGGCTTTTCAGAGCGTTATGAATTTCAATGTAGGTCATTTTGGGATCCTTAAAGATATTGGTTTATCATCTCATAAACTTCTGCCAGATTATTAGTCTGGAGAAGATCTATTTCTGCAACGTCTTCCTGATCATTATAAAGATCAAGAGAGTATTTGTATTCAGGAAATACTTCCCGGTCTTCCACTCTGTCGTAATTGACCCACAGCTCCAATGACAATTTGTCATTGATTTTCTTTGTCATTCTGACCATCATATCATTGTTACTGCTTTTGTCTATAAATCCTTCTGGTAGAGGAGGAATTGTGGTTCCCTTGAATATTTCTGATATTTTATCAGAGGTCATTTTTTGATCTCCTTTATCTTTTCTGCAGAGGATGAATTCCGTTTTCTATCATCCATCTGTCAGCTGCTTCCATGCATTCTTTTATGGATTTTCTCACGCAGGAAAAAAGCTGTCCGTTTTCTGCTCTGTAATCGTACTGAACCATTTTGACTTTGCGGGAGGTGAAGAAAACTTCGTATTGTGATTCTCCCTTTTTGATGTCCTTTGGATTTAACATTTTTTTGATCTCCTTTTACTCTTCTGTTTTTCCGTAAAGCACCTTTGCGAGTCCAAAGTTTTTTGATTTGTTCTTGGCGTTTAGAAGTCTCAGCCCCCCGTTTTTCCCAATTCTTATTGACCTATATTTAAAGGTCAAAGCCTGAACTACTGTACTGGGAGAATCCATGTGACTGATTATGACCACATATACGGCCTTTGTTATTTCTGATTCATCTATTGATACAGATTTTATTTTTGATCCGATTGAGGTTTCAAACTCTTCTACTCTGGTTTTTACGATCTGAAGTATTTGTGTTTGTTTGGCGTTCATTTTTTTGATCTCCTTTTCTCTTTATGTATCCCATTATAGCCCCCCGTATAAAATAGTCAAGCGAAAAAATGAAAAAAATGAAAAAAATGAAAAAAATATTTTATTCTATTATAAGCTGTTTATCTGGCAAAAATGGTTTACTTTTTAAGTATTCCCTCCCAATTTTAGACCATGAAAGCTAAATCCCCCAAACCAAAGAAAAAAACAGCAAAAAAGCCTGCATCAAGGTCAAAAAGATCTACTGCTATGAGGAGAGCTCATAAGGCCAGGAACAAGGATTCCGGACGCTTGAAAATGGTCAAAGAATCTGCGAAAATGCTGTCCATTACTGATGCTCTCTTTACGGTTCCCCCGGAAATCATACAAGAACATATAAATGCTTTAGGTAGACCACAGAAATACGATCCGGAGATGTGTGCCAAGATAATCATCCTCATGGCCCAGGGAAGAACAAAAGAGACGGCGGCCGCGGTTATGGGTATTGCCTACAACACCTTGACTTTGTGGATACGGGAGCCTTCTGATGAAAATCCCAATGAATTTTTCAAACCAGAATTTTTGACTGCCGTAAAGATTGGAGAAAGTCTTGGGAGGTTGTGGTGGGATGAGCTTGGCAGAGCAAACCTCTACAACAAAGATTTCAATAACACCTTGTATATGATGTTTAGGCAGAATATGCATGGATGGACTCGGCGGCTTGAGGGGAATATGGAACTCAAGACGGTAGAAGAAAAGAAGCTCACGATTACAAATAATACCAATGTGAATATCCAGGGAGATGAAGCCATTGCAGAGATCGCAAGAATCCTGGTTGAGTCTGGTGCGCTCCAATCCTCAGTTAAAGACTTTATTAAGCCCCAGACTAACTAAATACATTCCTCATACTCCAACAGCAAAGCAGGCGGCCTTTCTATGGTTGACCTGTCTTGATGCATTTTACGGAGGAGCTGCTGGGGGTGGTAAATCGGATGCCCTTCTCATGGCTGCTCTGCAGTACGTGGATATTCCAGGATATAATGCTTTGCTTCTGAGGGATACTTATGCAAACCTTATCAAACCTGAGGGTCTGCTCGATAGAGCAAATGAATGGCTCTCTCCGACGGACGCAAAATGGAAAGGGGATAACAAGTCCTGGGTCTTCCCGTCTGGTGCTACAATATCTTTTGGATACCTTGATGGTCCAAGAGACCATTTCAACTACCAAGGGGCAGCATATCAATTTGTCGGCATAGACGAGGCTGTAGGTGTCAGAGAGAATCAAGCCATCTATCTTTTTTCCCGTATGAGAAAAAAGAATCCTGAGTCTTTCAAGAAAGATCTGAAAAATCTGTCTTCCTGGAGTGATGAAAAAATAGATCTATTTTACAGACAGTACCAGGCAATACCAATGCGCTTCAGAGCAGCCAGCAATCCTCCCAGACATGAACAGCTGGCGCGTGGAGCTTGGGTCAAACCAAGATACGTGGATCCTGAGACAAGAGGGGAGTACAGAAGATCTCTCGCAGAGCTTGACGGAATTACCAGGAAACAGCTTGAGGACGGTGACTGGGATGTTCAGATCTCAGGGAGATTTTTCAAGAGAGAATGGTTTGAACTCGTCCAAAAGCTTCCAGCTCATGAGACATTGATAAATAGCGTGAGGTATTGGGACCTTGCCGCCACTGAAGAAGATCCTACAAAAGATCCGGCGTATACTGCAGGGGTCAGGATGTGGGAGGCTGTTGATGGACTCTGTTATATTGATTCTGTAATCAGAAAAAGAATGTCCCCCAGAAATGTAGAACAACTTGTCAGACAGACTGCTGATATGGATACCAGAAATATGGCAATCTGTATGGAGCAGGAGCCTGGATCAGCTGGGGTCAACAACATTTACCATTACCAGAACCACATCCTTCGTGAATTTGCTTTTTATGGAATCAAGAAACAGGGAAACAAAATTGATGAGGCTCGTCCATTATCTGCGAAAGCAGAAGCAGGCCTCATCAAGTTGGTAAATGGTCCATGGGTTAAAGATTTTCTGGATGAGATTGAGCTTTTCCCTGATGGCAAGTTCAAAGATCAGGTAGATGCTACTTCAGGGGCTTACAACTGGCTTGCGGCAGCTCCCAAAGTTGGAGCCCGATGGCTGTAGGGGGAGGATATATGAAATCCAAAGGATACACGAAAGATCAGATGGCAATGATGAAAAGCATGAAGGAAGGGTTCAACAAAGACATGTCTGCAGTTGAGGCTGTGGCTTTCGTGATCACCTTTCTGATCACCTTCAGGAGAAAAGAAGTTCAGAAGTATCTGATCTGGGCTCTACTCCCTGGGAACATCTATCTTCTTTACTCCAAAGGCTTTTTCTCATGGGCCTTTCATTTTATAATTGGAAGGTTTTTTTCATGAAGACATTTCAATCTCTATCTACAATACTTGGCATTCTTCTTGTTATCGTTCTTCTGTTTTTTCTGGGGGCCTTCGCAGGATACATGATAGCAAAGTATTCAATCGATCCTATTGTCATCCAGGGGGAGACCAAGACAGAGTACAAGGTCATAAAGATCCCCGTCTCCCAGGATGATCTTCTACTTGCTTCTCAGTCCCCTATTGAAATAACCGGGAATATGAAGTATGTATGGTCTGAACCTTCTTTCATTTCAAAGCCAAGAGAAAATTGGTTTGATGTCAAGGCAACTGACGGCTACAAAGAATCCAGCAAATCTTTTAAATTATCATCCTCCTCTGATGGTAAATGGAATTACGCTATATATGCAGGTATTGCTGGGGCCGGGGCCTTGGCTGGAATCGGCCTTTACTCTCTTTTGAAATAACAGGAGGTCTCAATGTGGGTGGAAGTGACACTATCGGTTGGAATAGCTCTTATCTTGGGACTTCCTGCTTTCTTTGTTCTGTGGGGAAAGACTCAAGAGACTCTCAAAACTCATGGGGCATGTATTGAAGATATGAGAAAGGCATTGGAAACCACCAAAACAGAAGCAGAAGGAAGATTCTCTTGTCTTGACAAGAATAATGAAGAACTGAAGACTTATGTGGCGAGAGAGCTAAAGACCATTAGTGATCTTGGATGGGAAAGAGAGCTTGGGAGTACCAAAAAACTCAACGAGGTCTCTGAGAAGGTCATAAAAATTGATTATGCCATGGCCTATATCAAAGAGACCCTTGATAAAATTGATAAACGACTTGAGCAGAAAGATTCTTTGTGATAAGGAGAATATAAATGGGCATCAAATACATCGTAGGATATAATTTTCAGGGAGATAACCATAGCTTCAATGGGAAATCAAGTCCCTGGGTCCAGTGCTTTTCCACTTGCGCCTGGATGCTGATATCATACTACACCCCCAAGGTAAAGGCAGGGGATGACAAGAGCCTTGCTATATATCATGATGATGTGGAGCTCTTGGTTGGAAATCCCGGCATTGCAGAGGATGTGAAGCAGAAAGAGCCATGGATAAAAGGGGCTTCTTCTCAGTGGTGGGATGTTCAGAGAGCAGGAATCACCAAGTGGCTTAATGATTTTGGCGTCAAAGGCAAAGCCAGATTCAGAGATCAGGACGTTCATTTTGTTGACCTTCCAAAACTCATAGAAGATAAAGGTCCGGTAATTCTTGGGACCAATAAACTGGGAGGTCTTCCTGGTGGGCATATCATTCTTGGCATAGGTTATGATGAAACAGGAATTTTCTGCAATGATCCTGCTGGGGATGCCAATGAGAGCTACAAGCAAGGCAAAGGAGACGGGGTCCATTATGACTATGTCAAGCTGAGCAAAGCTATGGGTGATAAAATACGCTGTATATACTGGGAGGTTTAAAATGAATAAAGGGGATGTTATCGACCCTATTGCTCTTGGTCATCAGGCCATAGACGTTAAGGGTCTCCTTGTTCAACTCGGATATGTAGTTCCGCAGGCGTCTATCGCCAAGCTGACAAAAATTCCCGCCGAGGTTGAGGCTCAAGTTGAAGCTCTTGTGGCTTCACGAGAGCTTTACGAAACACAGCAGGAGTCCGTGGAGTTTCTGTGCGAATACTGCGGGGAAAAGAACTCTTCCAATTACAAGAAAGAGAAGTCCACCGGCACGGTGTTCCTTGTCTGCGGTTCTTGCAACAAGGTTGTGGAGGTAAAGTAATGGCGGTATCCTTGAATCATACTACGCTTGTAACAACGGCATCTACGGCAGACCAAGTTATTTTGTCTGTCACATTTGCGGCGAATACGAACATCAAAATGCTCGCTCTCGGTTCTTCGTACACGACCTATTCGGGAACAGAGGCCAACCTTGGGCTTGGAAGATTCCAGTATTATGTATCATCTTGGACGCAGATATTCGAGCAGAGATACCAGAATACAGACCTCGACAACAACTGTGGAATGAGCATCCTCCCGCTTGGTTCGGGCATAACAATACCATCGGGGAACCAGTTGAGGGCGATATGTACGCCTGCCTCGACCACTTCAATGAGGTGGCCTGCTTCAATCTGGGGGGAATACTGATGGCGGCTTTTTTTGGGCATGCGGTTTTGGTCACAACCTCTGTTGCGGCCGACCAAGAAATTTACTCATACACCGCCCCGTCTCCCTTGACCATGAAGTTCTTGAGCATGGGAGCGGCATATACGTCTTACAATGCCACTGAAGCATATCTGGGATTTGCTCGGTTGCAGATTGATACGGGCGGAGGGTGGGAAACCTGTGACAGGTCTCCCGCTTTCGTTAATACAGACCTTGACAACAACAACCCGCTGATTATTCGGCCCTTGGGAGCCGGTCAGGTGTTGGCGACAGGGAGCAAAATAAGGGGAATTTGCACTCCATCGACATCGACAAGCATACGATGGACAACCTGTGTGTGGGGAGATTTATGAGAAACTGTGTGGAGCTTGAAAGGGTGTGGAGAGACAAGGGCCTTCTCGCTGAAATAAAAAGCGAGATTGCACGGCAGGCGATGGTTAAATGGAGGGCTTGGGAGATTCTGCTCCCCCCAGACCTCCTGTGGCCCATGATTTCGGAAATCTCAGAGGGGATGATGACCGAGTGGTCGCCTACTCTCTGCGGGGCAGGGGTACAGGTTGGGGAGCAGAATGAAATTGCAATCCGGTTCGTTCTTCCCGACATGAACCCGTCTCCGGTTAAAAAACAGACCATGAAGTATGTCCCACGAAAAGCGGACGACATTATTCCGGTTGGAGTTTCTGTTCAATGAGCATAAGGTTCGAGTCCAATTTCCAGAGAATCGCCGGTGTTGCCCCATACACCGTGGCGGACATTAACCCTCTTGAGAGATGGTTCCGTGTCCACGAATGGCAAGTGGATGAGGGTTTCACAGGGAATCTGTTGATGGTCATGTTGAATGTCGAGCCTCAGTTCTCCCCTCCTGCAACGGTTAACTATGGATGGATGAGGGTTCTGGCTGTCACAGACACCTCTGCGGTTAAATGGAATACTGTTTTTGAAAGGAAAATGATAGGGGCCGTTCTGTCTGCAAAACAGTTCACTCCAAGATTGGTGATTATTCCTGTCGGGTCTGGTCTTTTGTTTACCGCAGGGCAGGGGCTTATGACCAAGGCTCTTTGTGCAAGCACCACTTCGTACCGTTGGTGGAGTTGCTATGTAATTGATGCGGAGGCGGCATAATGGCCGGAGCTGTTCATTACGGTGAAAAAACTTTCGATGATATTTCCATGTTTGGAGACAATAGCAACCGAGTGGATGACGTCATGGCTACGCCTTCAATCGGCCAGGCTTCAATCGTGAGATACCGGATTCCGGATGACAACGATGCGACAATCAACTGCATGGCGATGTCCTGTGATTTCAGAGGAAGGCTTCTTTCCGGAGCATATAATAGGGCCCAAGACGGGGCACAGATTCAGGTCAGGGTTGATTCCACCATATATTACGAGCAGAAATTCAACTGGACGGGGTTGTCTGGGTACATCGGTGGAGCGGATGACTATAATTCAGAATCAGAAATTATGATGTCATTGTATGATATGGCGTTCGCTTCTGGTACGGTCATCGACCTGTATTTCACAGGGAAGACTCTGGTGCGGAGGATGGTTTATATCACCATCTTCGGGACTCTTGATGACGGTACTGTTATCAACACGGCGATAAGACAGGCGGTTGACGGGACGACCGCTACGGCGATTTCGGTTTACACCGTCCCGTCAGGCAGGACGCTTTATTTAAGGAGCATCACGATTTCCACCAGACACATTGACCTGTTCGCAGGGAAAGGGTATTTCGTGTATAATGGTATTCCGGTCATGGTGTTTGATGTGGCACAGACGGAGCTTGGCGGAGTTTATGGTCTCGTGTTCCCCTTTTATTCTCTGCCCATGAAGGAGACGTCCTCTATCGGATTCAGGCTTGATTCTTACGAGTGCGGGAACGAGGTTATTGCGGCGAGCGTTTATTCCACGGAAACCCCGATTTCTTCCGGAGGATTTTCTGGTGTATCAAGAGCAAGGGTGGTGAACCAATGATAGTTAAGCAATCTACTGCTCGCAACAGAATGATCTTCATGGCTTCCAGTACTGACCATATCACCGGAGCCACCGGATTGACTTTGACCATAACAGCATCAAAGAATGGAGGAGCTTTTGCCTCCATTGCTCCGGTTGTGACTGAAAGAGGAAATGGATGGTATAATCTGGCCTTGACGGCAGCTATGCTTGATACCCTGGGAGATTTTATTGTTCATGCGGAAGCCACCGGGGCAGATCCTTCTGAGCTTCCCATGGAAGTGGTTGCCTACGATCCTCAGTCTGGTACCAATCTTGGTCTTTCCAATCTGGACGCTACAATATCATCTATTGCCGCCAGCGTTTGGGGATATGGATCCCGGACTCTTTCCAGTTTTGGAAGTCTTGTTTCTGATATAGCAACAGCTGTATGGGGATCTGGAACCAGAACCTTGACAAGCTTTGGTACTTTAATTTCTGATATATGGGCTTATGGAACCAGAACCTTGACGGCTTTTGGATTCAATGTCACAGTGGCTACAAATAACGACAAGACGGGGTATTCCCTCTTGACGACTCCTCCTACGGCTGTCCAGATTCGCCAGGAAATAGACTCCAATTCCACAAAGCTTGATGTAGCAGTATCCACAAGATCTACCTTGACTGCTTCTGATGTCTGGAATTATGCAACCAGAACCTTGACAAGCTTTGGTACTTTAATTTCTGATATATGGGGTTATGTGACCAGAACCTTGACCTCTGCTTCAGGGCCTACGAAAGAAGAGATCAGAACAGAGATCGATAATAACAGCACGAGGCTTTCTGCTATTCAAACCACTACTGACAAAGTATCTGGAATGATTGAGAATGCCGGGGCGTACAATAGATTTACCACCCATGCCCTTGAACAGGCTCCTTCTGGTGGTGGAGGGATGACTGGGAGCTATCTTTTAACTATAAATACAAAAGATTCTGGTGGGGCTAATGTTGTGGAAGCTTCTGTGGAGCTCCTTGATTCTTTGGGGACTACTCTTTATGAGAGAAAGCTTTCCAACAGCTCAGGCCAGGCAGTTTTCAATGCTGATGACGGGGTTTATATTGTCAGAATTCACAAAGCTGGATATTCTTTTTCCTCAGCTTCTGTGACCGTGGCAGGATCCTCTTCAGAGCATTTTTTTATTGGGACAGCTCTTGTGATTCCTTCTCCTTTGGATCCTGATCTTTGCAGGTGTGCTATGTATCTACGATATCAGGATGGGACCATCCCTCAGGAGATTCAAGCGTACACTGAATTGATCGATCTACCTTTTGTAGAAGATAATTCTGCTTATTCCGGCATCCGTTTTGCTGGGGTCTATGACATTTCTACTGGACTCATTTACTGGGATATCAAAAGAGGAGCCACGGCTGCTTTGACTATTGTGGATCTTGGAATTGATAGAATGAAGTTTGTGGTTCCTGATCAAGCTACAGCAGAATTTGTTGATCTGATAGATTTTGAAGAATACGGAGGATAATAACTATGTTTTTTACCCAGGATTTCACCGGACCAAGTCGTCTTCAGCAGTTTTCTTTTTTCTCAAAAGGATCTGCGATAGGATCTTTCATAAGTGAGGTAGTTCAGCTTGGTGAAAGATGGTACCTGCAGGAAGTCAGGCTGCATTTCAGTACAGCAATGGGAAGCGTGAAGTATATTGTGGCCAAGATCAGCGCCAACGTGGCTGCCTTCTCGTCTTTTAACACCCTCATCCAGTCAGATTCCCTGAATGGCCTTCAGGACTACCGGCTGTACTGGTCAGCTCCATTATTTTTTGCCAGCTGTCAGGATCTTGTCATAGAGGCAAGCGTTCTTTCGGTGGCAAACGAGTATGGACTTCAGGTCATAGGCTGGGCAGTCATAGACTGAGGAGGCTTCAATGTTTGGATTTATAAAAAGTACTTTTAGGAGAGTGAAGGGGGCAGTATTCACTGGAGCTGCCTATCTCTCCACGGGTGGAGCCTCCTGGACCCCAAGAGACTACGACAACTTTGCCAGAGAGGCGTATCTAAAAAACATTATCGCCTTTAGATGCATTGATTTGATTGCTAAATCAGTAGCATCTGTGGAGTGGTGTTTGAAGAAAGATGATCCTTCCAAGGAAGATGAAAAAGTGGAGGATCCAAAACACTCTTTCAATCTGGTTTTAAAGAGACCAAACCCCAAGCAGAGCTGGAGAACTTTAATTTACTACGCAATGTCGTATTATCTTTTGACCGGGAATGCCTTTATAAGTAGGGTGAGCTTGTCCGGAGGAATAAACCGGGGGAAGGTCAGGGAGCTTTATTGTCATCGGCCTTCACAAATAAGTATGGAAACGGACACCGCCTCTGGAGATATTACTGCCTATAAATATCAGCAGACAGCTCAGATAACGAAGAAGTATGAGGTGGATCCTATAACTCAATCATGTGATATGCTTCAAATAAAGACCTTCAATCCTCTTGATAACATATGGGGACTCGCTACTGTGGAACCTGCTGCAAGAGAGATTGATACCAATAATGCCGCGGTGGATTGGCACAAATCTCTTCTGGAAAATCAAGCCCGTCCAGGAATGCTACTTCTTTTTGAGAGGGCAATGACTGACTCTCAGTACCAAAAGCTCAAAGAAGATATACGAAATGACAGAGAAGGGGGAAATAATGCCGGCAAATCCCTCATTCTGGAAGGGGCAAGAGATGTCAAGCCGTATGGATTTTCACCCACAGAGATGGATTTCATTGAAGGAAACCGGGACAAGGCACGAATGATCGCAGCAGCTTTTGGAGTTCCTGCACAGCTTCTTGGCATTAAAGGGGATTCCACTTTTGCAAATTTTGAACAGGCCCGGACTATTTTTTGGGAGGATACGGTCATTCCTTTTGTTGGAATGCTTAAAGAAGAACTGAATGCCTGGCTTTTCTTTGATGATCCTTCCGGGGTGGAGCTGGAGTATGAGCTGGAACATGTTCCTGCTTTGTCTTATAGAGAAGCAGAGCGGTGGAAGAGGGCTAACGAATCCACTTTCATCAATACAAACGAAAAGAGAGAACTTGCTGGCTATGATTCGATAGGTCCGGCAGGAGATACCATTCTTATTTCAGCAGCCGTGGTTCCTTTGGATGATAATACTTTTGCTCCTGTTGATGAATCTCTGGGAGGAAATGGAAATGAAGGAAATACCAATGGACAAACTGATGGTGGAGATGATTCTGGAAATAATGGCCAAGGCAGTGGTGATGGTGATAGTTCTGATTCTGGTAATTAAGGAGCGGAAGCCATGATCAATCTGGGAAGTAAAGTAGCCAAGGTCAGAATGCTGTTTTATATAGACCGGCAAATGTCGGCTTTGGAAACCCCATACAGTAAAGCGATAAGTGGGGTTCTGAGAAGGCAGGCAGAGGTCATGGCAAACTTTCTGGAGCTTGGTTCCAGGGATATTGACCATGTTCTTGGTATTACTTCAGGGGACATGTTAAAAATTTATCAATCTTATTATAAAAGGATTTACTTTTTATTCGGTCAAATTATATTTGACATTATTGAGAAAAACAAATCCTTTTCCGCGTTTGAGATCAAAGGAACTATGCGGGAATCCTTCTACGACTCAATGATGCGTTGGGCTCAATCTCAGATGGGTCAGAAAATAGGCAAAGTAAACGCCACGACCAAAAAGAAGATTGCTCAGATCATTGAAGAAGGAATGATAGAAGGAATCAGTAACAGAGAAATAGCAAAACAGATTTTGAGCTGGAGTGAAATATCTTCCTTGGCGAGGGCAATGAGAATTGCCAGAACTGAGACTCACACAGTAGCAATGAAAAGTACTCAAGAGGCTATGCAGACAACCCGCATGGGATATGACAAAGAGTGGATAGCTGCGGGAGATGATCGTACCAGAGAGGAACATTACATTGCGGATGGTGAGGTGGTTCCTAAAGATGAACCATTCATGGCAACCGGAGAGCCGTTGATGTTCCCAGGAGATCCGGGAGGAAGTGATTGGAATGTGATAAACTGCAGGTGTATAGAAGTATACAATATTCGTTGAGCTGAGGTGGCGAAATGGAAAAGCTTGATTTCGGATTTGAGATAAAAGAAGCGGACATCAAAGAGGATGGTACTTTTGAAGGATATGGATCTACTTTTGGAGGCATCCCCGATGCCTATGGCGATGTGATTGCTCAGGGGGCTTTTCGGGCCTCTCTTCAGAAGGGAGGAAGAAACGGAAATGGGATAGCTCTTCTATGGCAACATAATCCTGATCAGCCTATTGGTATATGGAGGAGTATCACTGAGGATAGCAAAGGGCTTGCTGTTTCTGGCAAGCTTGCCAGAGAAGTTCGTCAGGCAGAGGAAGCTTACATTCTGTTGAAGATGGGAGCCCTCAAAGGGATGTCCATTGGATATGATACTGTAGAGTATGAATTTAACAAAGACACCAAGATCAGAACATTAAAAGAAGTTAATTTGTGGGAGATTTCCCTTGTGACCTTTCCCGCAAACGTCAGTGCCACCGTGACCGGAGTAAAAGCTCTGGAAGAAGCAAAGAACATCCGTGATTTTGAACGAATCCTGCGAGAGGCTGGATTAAGTTCAAGACAGGCGGTATACATCTGCAGTCTCTGTAAAAGCCATTTCGATAATCGCAGTGAGTGTGATAAATTGACAGTGGCTTCTGCTTTTCAAGCAGCTCTGGCAGAAGTAATGCCAAACTAATTTATCAAGGAGGCTTATCAATGGCCGAACTCGAAGACATAATCAAAAACAGTAACGAGCCTGAAGTGGTTCGTGCAGTTGTAACACAGATCAAGGCGTATGGTGATTCCACAAAGAAAAACTTTGATGATCTTCGTAGAGAATATGAAGAACTCAAGAAGACCGTGGACTCCGGATTTTCTGATGCCACCCAGGAAGCCAAATTCAAAAAGCTTTCTGAGGCAATCATAACAAGGCAGCAGGCACTGGATGAGGCAATCCAGAAAGCTTCAGCAGATCTGACGAAGAGAACCGATGATCTGGAACTTGCCTTCAAGCGTCCAGGGGCAGGGGGCTCCTCTTCCCATTCCGAAAAAGACTTTCTGGAGGCAAAATCCTTCCTGCATTCCATTGATGCGGTGAAAGGTACCGGATCCCGCGTGGACATTCCGGATTCTGAAGTGGATCCCGCCGCTCTCAAAACCTACGCAAAGCTGATGCAGAAATACATCCGCTTTGATGAGAAAAGGCTTGATGAAGTGGAAAGAAAAGCCATGCTGGTTGGTAGTGACCCTGATGGTGGTTACGTAACGGTTCCCCAGATGGCTTCCGCCATTCTCTCCAGAATGTTTGAGATGGATCCCCTCAGAGCTCTTGCTTCTGTAGAGACCATTTCAACTGGGGCCATAGAGTGGCTGGTTGACTGGGATGAGACACAGGCGTCCTGGGAAGAGGAAACAAAGACCGTGGATGCTGACACCCCCACTGCCAAGCTTGGCAAGAAAAGGATTGCGGTGTTCCCTCTGGCAGCTCGTCCCGCAGCCACCCAGATTCTTCTGGAAGATGCCTCAATTAACATTGAGAGCTGGCTGTCCGCAAAAGCAGCTGATAAATTCTCCAGAGTGGAGGCTCCGGCCTTCGTGACCGGGAATGGAGTGGGAAAGCCGAGAGGATTCCTTACCTATCCGAACTACTCCTCCAGTGGAGTGG